TATGCGCTTCGATGTCCTGGGCATCGTCACCGGCGCAGAAACCAAGGCCGATGCCAAAGATGTTGAGGATAAGGTGATGACCTTCGATTGCTACGGCGTGCCCTACTTCCGCACGACCTAACGAGAAAGAGAACACATGCGAGCAGCAAGAAAGCGGGCACTCCTTGAGAACGAGGAGCCCAACCTGTACGACGAAGAGGAAGTGGCGGCGGCAGAGGACGAGGAAACCGAAGAACTTGACCCGGAAGCGGAAGGGGAGACGCACACCAACGGCGCGTCAGCCTATGAGTATTTAGAGACGGAGGACGAGAACGAGTTACGCGACATCATCAGCAAGATTGATGATGTCATCGAGGAATTGTTGCCCGTTCCTGAATGGAAAGTCAACGGCAAAGTGGTCACGGTGTTACTGCGCACCCTCACCACCTTTGAACGCAGCAGCTTCATCAAGGCCATGATGAGAAACAATAATGACGTGACCAAGTTCTACCCTGATCTCGTCATCCTCTCTGCCAGGCACCCGAAGACGAAGAAGTTGATCTTCCACAACAACGACCGGGGGATGCTCAACACCAAGCTCGGCAAGGCCACCGAGCGCATTGCGCTGCGTGCGAGCAAACTGAACGGACTGGATGAGGAGTCCATTGCCGCTATCCGAAAAAACTGAGGGAGCGCCCCGAGGACTACCGCGAAATGCAGCTCATGGAAATTCTCGGGTGCGCGACCCGCGGCGAACTGTACCTGCGCCTGAAGTCGGGTACCAACTATATGCGCTGGTTGCTCTACCTGGAATATAAGGATGAGTTAGAACATGAGAAGTTGAAAGCCATGACGGGCGCAGAGTAGGCGACTTGAAAAGAAAGGAGGTCCAGGCGCGTGAACATCGGCGAGATTTTAGTCCGTTTCGGCGCTGAGACCTCCGGCTTTTCCGGCGGCGTCAGTATGCTTATCGGCCTCCTGGGCAAATTCGGCGCGTCACTTGCCCTTATCGGCAAGTCCATGAGCCTTATGGATATGTCGCGCTACCTCTCCTCTATCGGCGCGACCAATACGGCCATGCAGGCGTCATCGCAGGCATCAGCGGCCATGAGTGCAGGACTCAAGGGGGTCGGAGTAGCAGCTCTTGCTGCCGTCGCGGCCCTGGTGATTATCGGCGCAGTGGCTGCCGTCGCTATCGGGGTCATCTCCGTCAAGGCCGCAGCCGACTTCCAGCAGGGTATGAACCGGCTAGCAACCGGCGCGGGGAATGTCACCGACAACATGAAGACGTTAGGGCAGGGCATCCTTTCCGTCTCGATTGCAACCGGCACCCTGACGAGCGGGACCAATGGCTTGCTGGCCGCTATGTATTTGATCGATTCCAGCGGGCAACGCGGGGCGCAATCTCTCGATACCCTTAAGGCGGCGGCGCAAGGAGCAAAGATTGAACAGGCGAACCTGGCCGATGTGACGCAAATCCTGACCACGCTACAAACCGACTTTGGGCTGCATACCTACACCGCTACTCAGTACATGAATGGACTCGTCGCCGCCGTCTCCCACGGCAAAATTACCCTGGAAGCGCTCTCCACGGCTATGTCACCTATCCTCCCCAATGCGAAAGAACTGGGCATCCATTTCGCCGACGTCGCTGCCGCCATGTCAGATATGACCAACCAGGGCATCCCGGCGGATCAGGCTGCCACTTCGCTGAGATTTGTGATGCAGAGCATGATCCTGCCGACGCATGCGTCGGCAGCGGCCATGAAGCAATGGGGGCTAGATACAGGCAAGGTGGCATCTGAGATGAAGGTTTCGTTGCCGGGCGCTATCCAGATGTACATTGATGCGGCCAAACGCGCAGGACCAGAAGGCAGTCAGCCCTTCATTGATGCCCTGGCAGGCATGATGGGCGGCGGGCAGCGGGCGGCGAAAGCCCTGTTTTCATTGAGTCAATCGATGGGTACCTGGAAATCAGATATCGCGGCAGTCAATACAGCGCTAGGACAAAACAGCCGTGATGTCATGGGTTGGGAGACTGTCCAGGGCAGTTTCAATATCAAGTTAGGGCAAGCGCACGCGGCCCTCGATGCGCTTTTTATCGTCATCGGTACGCGCCTGCTGCCCGTCTTAACCCAAATCGTGGGGCAAATCACGCCCATTATCCAGAAGTTTGCCGATTGGGTGACGCACACCCACGATATCGACAATGCCATCAAGGCCGTCACGCCCTATTTCAATGCCATGTTCGATATCATCAAAGCGGCATTACCTGTCGTCATCGGCTTGTTCCTGAAATTTGTACACATTTTGGGACAAGTCATCACCTGGATTGGGCAGAATAAGGCGGTGCTGGAAGCGCTGATGACCATTATGAAGGCGCTGGGCATCATTATTGTTGGGGTTGTCGCGGCAGGTCTCCTTTTCCTGGCCGTCGCTTTCGTGGCGCTCGGCGTGGTCATTTTCGGGATCATCGGCGTGGTCATGACCCTTATCTCCATCTGGAAGATGCTGGTGGCCGCCGCCGGGTGGGTATCAGGCGCCTGGCATAGCGTCATCGGCTGGTTAGGTGGCGCGTGGCACTCTCTGGTGGCTATAGCAACCTCAGCCTTCAATGGGATGAAGAATGCCATCGTCTCAGCGGTCAACGCCACGGTAAGTTGGATAACCTCAGCCTTCAATGGGGTCATCACCTGGCTGGTCAACGCCTGGCATAGTTGCGTACAGGCTGTCGTCGCCGCTTTCGCCTGGCTGTATAACCACAACTATTACTTCAAGCAATTGATCGACACCATCCGTAACGTGGTGTCGGGCGGGATTGCCTGGCTCACCACGGCCTGGGCAAATTCTGTCAAGTGGATTGGGGAGAAATGGGCGCTGCTCAAGGGACTGGCACAATCGGCCTGGGATTTAGTTGTGGGCGTCTTCAATAGCGTGTGGGGCACAATTTCGGGTATTCTCTCATCATTGTGGGCAAGTATTAGCGGCTGGTGGACGGGAACGGCCATACCTCAGATGAAATCCAAGGCGACTTCCGCCTGGCAGGGCGTCTCCCAGGTCTTTAGTAGTGCCTGGGGGACGTACATTTCTGGGCCGCTGAACTCACTTGGAGGTCTGATTAACGGTTTCTTCAGTAATCTAGCCGGGCAAATGGTGCAGCTTGGGCGTAATCTTATTCAGGGGCTCGTCGATGGCATCAATTCCATGCTCGGGGTCGTTTCTGGGGCTGCTTCCAACGTGGCAAGCACGATCACCAGCATCCTCGGTTTCCACTCGCCGCCGCCACAAGGGCCTGCCGCCGATGCTGACACGTGGATGCCCAACATGGTCAACCTACTGGCCAAAGGCATGACCGCCGGTGTGCCCTCAGTCACCAGGGCGGCTGTGCAGCTCGCGCAACCCATCCAGGGCAATCTCTCAGCTAGCGGAACAAGAAGCGCGACACCCGGCAGTAGTTCCTCCACCCGCCCCATCATCGTGCAATTCGGCAATGCCGAGTACCGGGGACTCATCCAGAATCTGGGGCATGACCTGCAGGGTACCATCGTCATTCAGAAGGGGGGCTTGCGCTAATGGCTCTCCTTGTCACTTCTGCCGGGACACCGCTTGCTGTGCATATCGAGTCAATTACCTATGATGAAAAGATCGACGACCCGGCTACCTGCACCTTCGACGTGCCTGATAGCGTCGCCTACTCGCTCTCCCAGTACCAGGTGGTGAATGTGACCGATACCGTCACCTCAACCCTCCTCTACGCGGGTTACATCGTCTCGGTAGCGGATGTAGCCTTCCCTGGCAATCTCGGTATCAGGATGAGGACGATCACTTGCACGGGGAACCGCTGGCTGGCCGAGAAACGCTACTGGACGGGTCCAGAGTTCAACGGCTGGACGGCAGGGGACGTAGCCGCCGAGGTGCACCGCATCGTATTGGCTGCTGAGGGCGTCAGCGCTGCCTACGCGCTGCGTCATGACATGGATGCGGCCTCACTGGGCGCGGGTACGCTTGTGGGTACGACTGCCGCGAATGGAGTATTGACGCTTGCGCCGGCAGGGACCGATTTTACCAAGACGGAAAGCGTCACTGCCGACTTTGCTACCGGGACGCTTACCAATGTAGCGGCGACCGGCAACGCTCTAGCGCTCTCATCATTCCTGGCGATCAAGTTCACGGGAAGCGTTGGGTCGAACCTTGATGCCAATGCGCTCTACACGAAAAGGAAGATCTGGGCAGGTACAGCCTACACTATCGCTACCGGGGATATCGTCACTTTTGACTTGTGGGTCACCTCCTCTTCGCCTGAGATTAAAGCCTCGCTGGACATCCTCTTTTCCGATGGCTCCTGGGCCTCGGACAGCCCGACGGATATTCAGGATCAATGGAACATCTATATCGCGCCGACGACCGACCTCAAAGGATGGGCCGATGACCAGTGGTTCGCACGCTCGTGTATCGTTGGTCCGGGCGTCGTCGGCAAATCTATCGTGTCCGTCTACATCGTTTTCGCCGGGACGAAAGGCGGGGACTATACCGCGTATTTCAAAAACGCGAAGATCACCAACTCAGGGGGCACGGTGCAGCGCTCATTCTTTAGCGGCGCCGATACGGTGATGGCCGCCAATGTCCCGTCCTCCACGTCTGGCTACTTTAATGTGACCGCTTCCATCGTCACCGTCTACGCCCACGATGGTAACCGCGTCTCTCCTGCAAGGTCGATCACGTCCGTCGGTATCGTCAAGGGCTCGGTCATCTCCTGGGTAGAGAAGGACGCGGCGCAAGCATCAGGCGGCAGTAACCAGTATCTCCCGCAAGTCTTGATCGAGGCATCCTATGATGATGGGGCCACCTTCCAAACATGCACGAACCACGCAGCGCTCCCCGGGCTGATCGTGGGCATGAACGCCTCTGGACGCACCGTCACCCTACGCCAAACGCTGGCCGTGGGCGGTCCCAGCCCTGAAATGGGACCGCTACTCGACACCTGTAGCTTCACGGTCTTCACGGCGGCGGCTATGACCAAGACCGACTTTGTGGATATCGACAATAGCACGGCCACCCTAGGAACAGGCGTCCTCACCAACTGTACCGCTTACAGCAATGGACTGATGACGACGGGCATCTATCGTGATTGGACAGTGAGTGGGCCATCAGATGCGCCATCTTACGCCTCGCAAACGCTTTTCGGGGTATCGGGCGCAGGCAACCCGCAGCAGGGGGAAGCGCAGAACTACTTTTATCTGAGGACTGATAGCAGTCTTGACTGTAAATCACGTTTCGACTTTGCCGGGACGTGGCAGAACTTCGTGGCAGAAATCGATATCGAACTGGTGCAGGCGACCGGCAATTCAGAGTACGGCTTCGTTTACCGCACTACTGGATGGGTCAATGCCAATAATACCTATGCTTACGCCGCCCAAATAAGTGGTACGCACATCATGCTCAATCGCGCCGCCAATGGGGGCACGCCCGCCTTTACCAGTATTGTCAGCGTTGCCCTCACACTGACCACCGGCTCCTGGTACCGCATGAAAATCGTGGTCAATGGCAGTAACCACAAGGTCTTCTTGAATGACTTCAAGTTCATCGATGTCACCGATGCGACGTATAGCGCCGCTGGCAACGTGGGCGTGCGCTTCTGGAATAATAGCGGAGCGCGTGACTCCGGTCACTTTGACAACTTCGGCATCGTCAGTTACGAGGCTGACTTCATCTCCGTCTCTTCGCGGCAGACCGCCGCGATCAGCCTGTCAGGCATTGTCGGTAGTTCCATTGTCAATTGGAATGCCATTGTCCCGTCCACCTCTGTCTTGCTCGTTGAGTCCACCATTGACGCGGGTACTACCTGGAGTACATGTACCAATGGCGGGCAAATCCCCTTGCTTGTACCGGGCTTCAATGCCGCCGGGAAAAACCTGAAGTTCCGCTTTACCATGACCAACCAGGCGGTCAATATCCCTATCGTGCTGACAGGCTACTCAGCCTTCATCATCGGCCAGTACAGCGCATCAGGGACGCGGGTTTCGCCGGTGCTGGCCATTGGCGCGGCAGGCACAATCGGCTCGTCTGCGGTCAGTTGGGTAGCCACGACACCCACAGGGACAGGGCTGGTCATGGCAGGCAGTACCGACAACATCACCTATACGACGATTGCGGCATCAGGCAACCCCATAGCCGGACTGGTTGCGCAGGGGGCGCTCATTGCCGATGACTTTATCACGAATACGTCCGCGAACTATACCAGCACCTTTAATAATGGCGGCAGCGTCACCACCTGGACGTGGGATACCGCCAACTCTCGCCTTACCACGCCTGCCGCCACGGGTGCAGATAGTTGTCTGGTGTATAACGGCGTGGTCGCGGTTGATCTGTATATAGAGGCTACTCTTGACCAGGTAGCCAATGGGGGGCTCGCATGCCGGCGCGTGGACGGGAATAACACCTATAGCGCCTACGTCTATGATGCCTCTGCTGCCGCGACGCCCAATACGTTCGCACTGTATAAAATCGTGGCTGGCGCCTATACATTACTGGCAAGCGGCCCGCTTGCCTTTGTACGCGGGAGCTATCACACGTTCCGACTCTCGACTGTTGGCACTACCATCAGCTTGCTCATGGACAGCATACAACTTGCATCGGTGACGGATAGCAGTATCAGTGCTGCCGGAAAAGCCGGGCTGATCGGCAGCAATGGCAATGTGGGCAGCCGCTTCTATAGCATGAATATCCTGCCGCTGGGTGCATCCGCCTCCGGGAAGAATGTCTACACGCGGGCTACGCTCACCTCGACCGACCCGACGCAAAACCCGGTAGTCTCGTCCATAGTGACCTCGGTGCGCTCGCCCGATATCATGACCGGGGCGCAAATCCTCGGGACGAAGTATCAGTATACGAAAAAGTGTTCGGAGATCCTGCTTGACGTGGCAGGACAATCCAAGATGTACATGCGTCTCGACAAAAACAAGTCCCTCAAGATGAAGGACCGCGCCTACACGCCCGCCCCCTGGCCGCTCTACAGCGCCGACCCGCTCTTTTTGGGGCCGCGCCACCCGCCCACGGCCACAAGGCAATCACCCGCGTATCGCAACCGGCAGTATGTCTACAACGCCATTAACCTGCAATCGTGGCCTGAAAGCAAGGTGGGCGACGGCAATACGCAATCCTGGGCACTGGCCTATCCAGTGGATAGCATCACGAGCTTGCTGCTTGATGGCACTCCGCAGACGTGGGGCGTGCAAGGCGTGGACTCTGGCCGAAACTTCTACTACCTGCCGGGGCAGAATGCCCTCTCTGCCGATAGTTCGCTCTTTCCTGAGCAGGGTGCACAAATCGCGCTCGTTTACATCGCTCGTGTGCCGTATACCTCCATGCGTGAGAGTACCGCGCAACAGGCCATCCTCGCAGCCGTGGACGGTTCGACCGGCATTGTGGAGGCATCGGAGGATTGTGGCGGGCTTCCAGCGGCTGCCGCTGATGTCATTGCGCAGGCGCGTATCGATGCCAACGCCATCTTATCGGTGGACTGGGAATACTTCACATCACGTAGCGGGCTTGCGCCGGGTCAACTGCAAACCATGTTCGTGCCGGAGCATGGTCTGAACGACGTGGATATGCTCATCACCGAGATCACAACGGCGCTGTGGCTCGATGGCAGCGGCAATCTTCAGTATGAGTACGACGTCAAAGCCACGTCGGGCGCCAATATCGGCACGTGGCAAAGGATATTCGCACTGGCATAGAAAGGACGATATATGGCAGCCATACTTTCACATTACCTGGCAAGTAGCCCGGATGACGCGGCGGCGCGGCTGGTGACGCTCACGCATACCTGTGGTTACACACGCGGCTGGCTGGACCCGCTCAACCCGTTACTGGTGTGGTTCTTGCCCACCTGCCCGGCGGACGCGGCCATTGTCTCGCTGAAGGCGGCCATCCCGGCCTTTGTGACCACGCGGGCGGCAGCCGAGGCCAGTGTCGCTGACCCTTTCGAGGCTGTCCAAGCCATCATCAACTTCGTCACGGATGACGCGAGCGCCTGGATTGACGCGAACGCCTCCACGCACTTAGCAGCGTTCTTGCATGCTATCCCACGCCTGCGTCCCTTCATCTTGCAAGAGATGATTACCCAGGGCATTATCGTCTAAAGGAGTAACCATATGGCCTATCCAGCGCAACCAGCTGATGCAAATACCATCCCGGTATCAAGCGCCTATAACCCGATCACCAACATTTTCAAAGCGATCCGGGGCGTCAATAAAGTCACCGATGCCACGCCCAACGATAGTTACGCCGTTGCTACAAGTCCAGAGGACGGCTGGAAAACGACCTATAGTGCTTCCATCACGGGGTTGATACCAGGAGCCACGCCGCAAGACATCTTTACCCTGACCGGATCAGCCACAACAAAAACGAAGGTGACCCGGCTAGAAATCAGCGGGCTAGCGACAGCGTCCACCTGGCTTGAGGTACAGTTGCTCAAGCGCTCGACTGCCAACGCCACCGGCACATTTACCTCACCGACCAGGGTACCGCTTGATAGCGGGAACGCGGCGGCGACGGCGACGGTCCTCGCCTACACTGCCAATGCTGGAACAGCGGGGACGCTCGTGGGGGCTATACGCAACTTCAAGATGCTCCTGCCGCTCGTCACACTGACGGCTACCGACTTCCCAACGGTTGACCGGGTTGTCCTGACATGGGGGCAGGAACGTCCAGGGCAATGCCCAACGCTGCACGGCATTACCGATGTCTTTGCGGTCAATCTCAATGGCATTACGGCGATAACTGGCTGGACCTTTGATATCAACATCGAATGGTCTGAAGAGCTACTCTAAAAGGAGGAAATGACCTATGGCTATTATTCCCGTTGACAACACGCATGCGTTACAGATGCTCCAGAACGATGCGCAGCAGTTACGTACCCTGCTCGACTGGGTAAGTGACCGCTACCAGGCGTATAACCAGAACTTATCGACCACAGCGCAACAGACGGCGGCAGGCTTCTCGGCGGCCGGAGATCAGGCGGCGATTACCGCCTTTATCGGCGACTTGAACCGCCTGAAACTCATTTCAAGCGCCCAGGCGACAACCGCTGCTGATATGCGCTTTGATCTGCAAGCGATACTCGGCATTATGTAGGTAGGTACATGGCCTCTCTCGTTCTGTATGGCTCAAGCATCGCCGACAGCACTATTGCCGCCGCCTGTCAGATGGCGGCGGCATCTGGTGGCGTGGAAACCACCAAATCTACAAACAATACGGGCGCGGCTGGCGCGTATATGGAGGTCACCTCCAAAGGGTTGACGGTTGTCCCTGTCTCATCTATCCCAGGCACGCCAACTGGCAATGGGTGGGACTACCTGCCAGGACAAGGGACATTTGACGTCGGTAACTGGTCGGCAGCTATACAGATGCATAACTCGGCAGCGACGGATTTCACCTTGCGCTTCTTCCAGTACAGCGCGGGTATCTACACCCTCATCGGCTCTATTACCACTGCTGCGACGGGCGGCACTGGCGGCGTTGTCTACTCTTTTGCGCCTACTGCGATGGGGACGCTGACGTTTGGGGCAACCGATCTCGTGTATATCGACCTGTGGTTTCAGGATGCAACGGGTGTAGCTGGTGATACGGTCACTACCTACCTCTCCAATTCGGCCACAGCCGGTGTTGCGAACGATATGCAGATCACGACCGCTAATTTCACCCCTGCCCCCGCCGGTCCTGACCCTACTGTGTATGGTTCCAATGTTCTTAATGGGACGCTCACCACCGCCTGCAATATGTCGATAGCACTTGGGGGCGTGGAAACAATCACAACGATTACCGGCGTCGGCACGAATCCGTTTGGCGAGATAACCCCCAAGGGCAACGGCTCAACTTCAGGGTTTCTCACCATTCCAGCAACGCCTACGGGTCTGGGATGGGTGTATCAACCAGGGGCGGGTACTACTCCTGCGACAAATTGGTCAGCAAGTATTCGACTGAACGTGCCACCCGCCACCAATGCCACGCTGCGTTTCTTCAAATGGAGTAGCGGCTCCTATACCCTGATCGGTTCGATTGTCACCTCACTTGCAACGGGGGGTATTGCCACCTATACCTTTGCCAATACTGCCATGCCTGCCGTCATCTTTGGCGCATCTGATTTGCTGTACATGGACTTATGGTTTCAGGATGCGACGGGTATCGCGGGCGATACCTTTGGTGTCTATGTCAGTACGTCGGCGACAGCCGGTGTTGCCAACGATATGCAGGTCACTTTCCCGTCCTTCCCGTCGCAACTGATGAATTCCACCTACATCCCGCGTGTCTTCGGTGGGACACTCGTCCGCTCATGGGTACCGCGTATCTTCGGTGGGACACTCGTCCGCTACGTCGCAGTCAGTACAGGGGTGGCGCTCACAAGCCAGCTTGCCGGAACCTCGTCACTTGCCGGGTCGCTCTCACTTCAGACAGCACTTACCACGACGCTCGCCGGGGTAGGAACGCTCGCCGGATCACTCGTGGCCAGTCTTGCGCTTCCGACCACGACGATGGCCGGGGCGGGGACGTTCTCCGGCACGTTCTCTATTCCCTGGCTATCGGTATCGGCTACAGGTCAGATCGTTGATATCACTGGTGCGGTTGTACATCTACGTGGTTTCAACACGTCCGGCCTTGAATATGGTGACGGACTTTCCGATATCACCCAGGCACGCATAAATGCGCTTGCATCCTTGTTCTCCATGAACCTGTGGCGGCTGTGCATCAATGTCTCATGGTGGAACAATAACGTGCTCATGACGGATGGGGTGACGCACTATCAAACCTGGATACAGACCGTCATCGGCTGGATGAAGGCGGCAGGCTGTTATGTCGAAATTGACCCGACGAATTTATCGCCAATTCCCCCTAATACTAGTGGGCCATCCTGTAACAATCCGCCCATCACGACGGTAGACTCTGACACGTTTACCCGTGCCAACCAATCAGGGTGGGGAACTCCGTCAGGCGGTGGGTCATGGATACTGACAGGGCCAGCGACCCTCTCGATTGCCAGTAACGAGGGGGTGCTTTCAGGGACAGGCGGCAATAATGCCTTTCTGCGTATAGGAAGCAATACGGCAGCCGACCTGGAATTACAGACACGTTTCGCGCTGACCAATAGCAATCATGTCTATGCAGGGGTATTTTGTCGCTGGATCGATGGCGATAACTGCTATCTCGCCTATGCTGATACCGCCAACCTGTACCTTGCGAAAAGGGTAGGCGGTGTGCAAACAAACCTTGCAACGGTCGCGAAGACCTTCACGCCAGGAACCTTTTACCAGATAAAGTTTTGGGCCAGTGGAACACAGCTTACCGTCAAGACCTGGAATGATAGCGTGGGAGAACCCGACCCCTATGATATCCAGTTGACAGATAGCAGCCTCACGGCAGCGAACTTCTACGGTCTCTATTCCTTTGATACGGGCAGTGGAGACTCTACGCAGTTCGATCATTACGTTGCATCGACCCCTCAAACATCCTGTATCATCTCGCAGAATACCCAGAACTTCCCGCCCTGGACAGAAGCACAGATGGTCGCTGCCTTCGTGTCATTTTTCCAATCCTTTGTGCCTCTGTACGTCAACGACCCTGCTATTCTCTACGATGCGATGAATGAGCCGACCTACTGGGGGCAGGTTGCTACCGTTGCCGACAATAATACGGTCATCAATGCCATACGCGCCATTCATTCAAACTCGCTGATCTTCGTCCTTGCCTTTGGTGACAGTTCGTTCACTGGCTACTCTCAGCCAAATATCATTCATGATTACCATGTCTATGATGGCAGTCCTACCTGGCAGACGCAGTTAGCATGGTGGACAGATGGGTCTATCCCTTCAGACAAGAGTACTGACATTGGTGAATGGAATGTTGGTGGTGTGGCAGACGCTCAGGGGTTTGCTACCGATATTGCAAATATTGCCCTCATGCGTGATGTTGCGACCACCTATTACAATGAAAGCAATGTGTTGCTCTCGGATAACGCGACGATTACCGTCGAAGGCTCTCTTGTTGCCTTAACCTTTCAGACCATTCAGGCTCAGGCGTATCAACCGCGTGCCTTTGGCGGAACCCTCATCAAACGCTATCCTCTCAATCTTAGCGGCGTATTTACAGGGGCAGGCACCCTTTCAGGCGCGATGAGTCTTTCCACCGCACTTGCCTGTACCTTTACCGGGGTAGGTACACTCGCAGGTACAGCCGCGCTTACCATAGCACTTGCGAGTACCTTTCCAGGAATAGGCACGCTTGCTGGGCCACTCTCAGCCGCGCTTACCCTCACGGGAACAACCTTTGCCGGGGCGAGTACCGTAGCTGGTAGTGTGTCACTTACCACACCACTGACAAGCACACTCAGCGGAGCAGGAACGCTTGCCGGAACCGTGCAGTTGAGCACAGCTTTGGCAGGAACGCTTGTCGGGATAGGTACCATAGCCGGGACAATGGCATTGGTTACAAGTCTCGGTACAATCCTACCCGGCGTTGGTGTCCTCACCGGAGCGTTGGGAACGACCGCCCCGGTGGCGCTTTCCGTGACGATGGCCGGGGTAGGCACGCTTAGTGGGACGCTAGCACTCTCGACTCACCTGGTAAGTACACTGCCAGGTGTGGGTACCCTCGCGTCCACCTTCCAGCTTTCAACCTCTCTCTCGGTCACGGCAGCGGGGATAGGCCAACTTTCCGGGTCACTCACGGCCAATCTCACACTTCCTAGCGCGTCGCTGCCTGGTAGCGGTACCCTCAGCGGGACGGTCCAGTTGACAACTCAACTGACAGACACATTTAGCGGGATAGGGGCACTCAGCGGGGCACTTACTGCCAATATGACGCTTGCCAGTGTGACACTCGCCGGGGTGGGTACCCTGACCGGGACGGTAGTCCGTTCAACTGTACTCACCACGACGCTCGCCGGGGTAGGAACGCTCGCCGGATCACTCGTGGCCAGTCTTGCGCTTCCGACCACGACGATGGCCGGGGTAGGTACTCTCAGTGGGACGATAGCACTGTCGGGGCTCGTGGCGCTCGTGGTGACCATGCCGGGTGTAGGGACACTTACAGGAACGCTCGCCGCCGCGCTCACACTACCGGGCGTGAGTTTGGCCGGGGTAGGCCAGCTTTCGGGAATAACCGGGCGAAATACGGCACTCGTGGGAACATTGGCTGGCAGTGGGACGCTCTCAGCCCAATTGTCAGTGCAAACCGTCCTTGTCGGGGCATTCAACGGGGTAGGCACGGCGGCATTCGCTTTGTTCCTGAGAACGTCGTTGACTATTCAGCTTTCAGGAACAGGCATCATCACCACGAGCCCCTCTTACCGGGCGTCTCTGGCGCTGACGTTTGCTGCGCTGGGGAGCCTCTCAGGAACGCTGACGATGCCTGTTCTCGCGTATCTGAGCGCCACCTGGGTCACACGCGACGGCAATGCAACCTGGAAGGCGCGTGACGGCATAGCGGGATGGCGCACACGCGATGGGCAGGCGGGATGGAAGACGCGGGATGAGCAGGCGGGATGGCAGACGCGGGACGAGGCAGTACTATGGAAAACACGCGCATAAGAGGAGGAAGTTGAAATTGTGGTCTCCGATTACCGTGGGCGACGGGCGTCCGTCGCATCACACCTTTACCACCGATAGCGGGATATTTTCCCTGGTCGGTCTATCGAATAACTTGATCGCCATGCACCTGGAAGATGTGAACAACAATTACGCGCTCTACGTCTGTACCGGCACGTGGAGCATCACCGGGGATGGCTCGACAGGCAAGGCGGATTTCACGCCTTCGGTGACCGATCTCACGACGGGTTATCTGGGCCGCGTCGGTCTGTATAAAGCGTATCCCGTCGTTACCCTCGCATCAGGGCCGGTAGCGATGGATAGTCAAATACTTGAGGTCGATATTCGATCTTAGCGACATGAAAGGAGCCTTAATATGGCTGGACTCACCACGCAAGCACAGAATAACATGCTTAATTTAATGAAAGGAACGACATGGCCGGCGTCCGGCGCATGGGGGGCAGCGCCAGCCACCACCTATGTCGGACTGTTTACCACCGCGCCGACGACCGATGCCAGTGCCTCCTATACGGGAACGGAGGTCACAGGCGGCGCCTATGCACGAGTGGCCGTGACCTCATCTACAGGTTGGTCGGCCATTACTGGCGGCTCCACCGCGCCATCGCAAATCAGTAATGCAGGTATTATCACGTTTCCGACGCCGACGGCCAACTGGGGCACCGTGCTGGCCATCGGCATTTTCGACGCCGCAACAACCGGCAACCTCCTCTGGTGGGCGACTATCACTTCCCAGGTTATCAACACGGGGGTTATAGCGTCCTTCGCCATAGGAAGCTTAATTTTAACCATGGATTGATTATTGCTATCTTCAGCAAAGTGTGCTATAATACCCATAGGAGGTATTATAGTCATGACAGTAAGACAGTTTACGCAAGAAGAAAAGGAAGACATTGTAAAGCGTTATCAGGCAGGCGAGTCACTTGCTCAGATCGGGAAATCGTATGAAGCAAAGTACGAAACGATAGGGAAGTACCTTACAAAGTGGGGTATAGCCATTCAAACACCGATCAAACGAAAAGTGAACCTTGCCGGGGAAGCTGACATTTGCCTGAGATATGCTCAGGGAGAAAGCGTGGCTCTGCTGGCAAAGGAATTTGATATGGCAAAATCTACGATAAGAGATATCGTCCTATCAAATGGAGGGGAAATCAATCCGAGAGGACAGCAGTATAGGAGGTTTTCTCCTGAGCAACTAGAGCAGATCAGGCAAATGACCGCGCAAGGTGTAAGTCAGTACGCGATTGGACAGGCGTTAGGTGTGCATCAGATCATTATCAGTCGGGTGATGACTGAGAACCATATCACCCCTGCAAGACGTGGCGTACTTCGTGGTGAAAAGCATGGATCATGGAAAGGTGGAAGACATATTAATCAAGGTGGCTATGTTGAAATCTTGCTTGACTCATCAGACCCTATGGCATCAATGTGTAACCGAACGGGCTACGTGGCTGAACATCGCTTAGTTCTAGCAAGAAAGCTTGGCAGGCCACTAGCGAGAAATGAAACTGTCCATCATATCAACGGTGATAAGTTAGACAACCGGCCAGAGAACCTACAGTTACGGCAGGGGCGACACGGCACTGGTACCGTCTATTGCTGTGCTGACTGTGGTTCAAGAAACATCGTCCAGTGTGAAATAGACGGTTAACTACTAGTAGAATAGAAGCCAGAACGCCGTAGGAAAGGAGAAAGCGGGTATGGCTGACGGTATGCAGGAACAGCGCGGGGGTGATGTTCGCCCGGTACCTGATCCAACGGTGCTCACCACCGAGGCGAGCGTGCGGCTGGAAGCGATGATCCGCGCCTTGATCGCATCTGAAATCACGCATCAAAACGCGCTGTTCGATGAGAAGCTGGAAGGGGCGCGGTCGCAACTATCGGAGAGGATGACGGGCTCGGTGCGCCAGTTCGCGGAGAAGCTGACAAAAATCGAGGCGCAGTTTGATATGCTCTCTGCACGCACGGCTGAACAGAAGAAGGACACCAAGGACGCCCTTGACGCTGCTCTGGCCGCGCAAAAGGAGGCAGTGGCCTCGCAAACCGCCTCTTCAGAGAAGAGTATCACGAAGTCGGAGACGGCTACCATTGAGCGTATCAAAGCGGTCGAAACCCTGCTTTCCGCCTCGACGAGAGCTACCGATGACAAGATTGACGATATCAAGAGTCGCGTCGTCGCTATCGAAGCGGTGAAGCTCGGCACGCAGGAAGGAGTTGAGACCGTGCGTGCAGGCAGTACGGATATGCGGGCCATGATCGCCATTGTCATAAGTATCGCCTTCCTGCTCATCGCTATCGCCAGTGTCGCCATCGCGGTCTTGAAACCCTAGTGTGTTATTATGTCAAGTAGACAAATAGAAAGGAAGTTCTCATGATTATCAATTTACTGGAATGGGCATTAAAGGTCGTTGTGGCGGCCTTTGTCCTCTTACTCTTATCGTTGTTATTGTGGTTCGTGTTTGACGCGGTAATGCGTTTGTTTAAAGGACCGGAACTGGATTTCTTCAGCGTGGCGCTCCTGGCTTTTGTCGCCGCCGTCGCTATCGGCAACTGGGGCATAAGCTTCTTGCATACGCGAACGGCTCCTACGCCATGAGTACAGGTGATTATGCCAAAGCGGTATGGCTACCCTCGCCCAATTTCTGGCCGGGCGGTGATGGCAACCAATTGATCGTGGTGCACGCGACAGCATCAGGCGGGCCGCAGACGGGCTACCAGTTGGCAACGAGCGCGGAATTTACCGATGGGCAATCGAACTCGACTCACTACATCAATGACGTGGATGGGACGGTCTATCAGATTGTACGTGAAGCCGATAGCGCGTGGGGCAACTGCTGCGTTGATGGTAACTCACCTTTCAGCGCAACCTATAACTGGAACAAGAACACGATCAGTATAGAGAACGTCAAGCACTCGAGCGACAATAGCGAGCCACTCACCGCCGCTCAGTATCAATCCCTGCTCGCCCTGGTACGCGATATTGCGAGCCGCAATGCTATCCCGCTCGTGCATGGCAGCCCGACCATGAAGGGGATCATTTTTCACCATGATCTGATGCCTATCATCAAGGGAAGATGTCCTGGCACGTTCCCCTATGGGACATTCTTTCAGGATTTACAAGGAGGAGGTACGCAGACGCTACAGACTACACACGATGGGATGGTAATGAACATCCCCAAGTCTAATCAACTGACAACGGGCGAGAGCTTTGTCATGTGTACGGTGTGGGCCCCTGCCGCTATCAACTTTTGCGCGCCGCCGGGGCAAAACGCACTGGCCGATGGCTCAGCCCAGGAAAATCCGATAGACGATCTGGCCGAACTGTGGTGGAGTACCCATAGCGGCGAGATGCCTGCTGACGTGGAATGGTGCTTAACTCAGGCGACCTATCCGGGTTCCACGCACCGCAACCTCTACTACCGGGTTATCACGCCGACACGGGCCAATATCACGCGAGCACTGCAAGCAGGCTACATCGTGCTGGCGACGGCCAACGAAGCCAATGTACTGGACGTGATGAACGGTGACCGGCAAGCCTATGGCTGGTCACTGGGTAATCACTTCTTCCCTCTGGCGGGCTTATCTGGCAGCAACTATATCGCCGCTGACCAACTTATCGGGCGGCAAGGCTACTGGCCGCCTGTGTATGACGCCGGGGCGCTGAACCCGTCCTATGCCGTGGTGGTGCAGGTGATCGGGCCAGATCCGGCGCATCCCTGGCTGGCTCCTATCCCACCAGGCGACCCGTCTACGTGGCCGTCTGGGTATAACGCGCAATTATTCGCAGGAGGAACAACGATTATGGGAATACCTACCGGCTGGAAGCCCGGCCCCAATAACAGTCTCATCGCGCCTAACCTTGTCCCGGTAACTGGTGGCAATTCCATCTGGGTGCAAGGGCATTCCTGGGATTCCAATAACCTACCCATCAAGGCTGAGATGGGGCGCACCCTGGTCGAGCAAAGTAACCCGGCCCTTGGATCCGGTACCTGGCAGAACTTCAGAGGTACGCCAGGTCAACCGGCAGCGCTCGCCTGGCGTAAGGACACCAACCAGGTCTACCTGCCGTGGGCAGGACAAGAACTTGATTGGTACATGAACGCCTATGAGGCAGCGCAAGCACAAATCGCGGTTCTCAAGGCGCAAGTAGCGGCCCTGCAAGCAGCAGGTACAGGCGCGGCTATCCCCCAGGCGGTACTCGATGATATCAAGAGCCTGGCCGCACTCATTCCACCCGCCGCACTCACGCTAGAAACGCTCGTGAAGGATGCGGGATTACCACCACTCCCTACTCCATAAATAGGGAGAAATACCCAAAACCGGAAGAAAGGTTTTTATGAATACATCCATGCAAAGTATGTTCGTTCAGATGGGCTTTGAGATATTCGTGCTGCTCCTGGTAGTAGCCAGCGTCTATCTCAAGCTTATCCCTAACGATCTGCTTATCCTGGCCCTCGGTATCGTCATTCGCGGGGCGCTCTCTTATGTACCGACCGTGACGGCCATCACGCAAAATACCGCCGCCACGAAGGAGAATACCCTCGTCATGACTCAGACTCCCCAGGCAAGCGTACCTGAAAAGAGCGTGTAACGCCTGAAAATCATCCCCAAAACATCTTGACATAACTATTGACAGAGGCATATGAACATGATAACATGCCGTCGGCATGATGTCAGAATGACGACACGGGGGAACCAGCACGATTGAGAAAAGTAACACTACGCCTGCACGATGACCTCTATACAGAGGTGCAGGCGCAAGCGAAAGAGCACCATCGTTCGATGAATGGGGAAATCACGGTGGTGCTTGCCGCTTATGTCGCACGAGAACAGATGAAAAGTAAGAAGAAGAAAGGAGGAAAAGCAGATGATTGACCCCACGTGGCTTATCATAGGCTTTTTCTTTGTGACGCTCCTATTCCTGGTAGCGGTAGGCGCGTTCATGTATGACATGAAAAGTACCTTGAAAGGAGTCCATAATGAACTCAAAAAGCAAAACAGGTCTCTACGGCGCGGCGAGATTTCCGTTATCACCGGCGACCTGTCTACCGATCCTGTGGCTACTGCCATTGCTGTTGATCCTGATGCTACTGTTAGCGTTCCTGCCATCAGGCGCGAAAGTGCACGCCGCCGCAGCCGTGAATTGCAATCTGAGCGTCCCGGCTAACCCGCTCTCCGCTGCAGGTCTAGCTACGCCGTGGGTAACCTCCTGCGATCAGGGCAATGTCAACGCGGCGGTCTTCGTGCAGGCGGCTATTTTCTCGCCCTCCCAAAAGACGCTTGCCATCTATCCCCCGCTGGTCATCAACCAGGGAACCACGCCTGCTATCGCGCCAGTAGTGCCGACACTCCCGGCCGATGCCATTGTGGCCCTCTTTGGCGGCGGCAATGATGACGTAACCACGCTTACGGGTCCAGGAGCAAGCGCGTGTGTCAATGGGGTCGAGCATCCCTTTGGACAGGTGTTCTACTGCAATGGGCAGAACTTCTTCGCCGCGGTCAATGCCGCGCATCTGTCCATCCCGCCTATCGGAACGGAGATGAATGGGCAAGCCTGCCCTACCGTGCGCAGTTTTGAGATTGTGGATCAGGACCAGAGCGATAATGTGCAGACGACCTATCTGGTCACCACCAGTGGGCAAACAGCACAGAACACGGCAGTCAACCGGGCAGCGCTCGGCGTAACGGCGGTGGCAAAAAACCCCAGTGATAATAGGCTGCTCACCAACTTCGTGGATCCGGCGATAGGCTGCCATCCCTGGTTACTGCCTGACCTCTCAGACAATGGCAATCTCGTGCCAAGCCAGGCAGCAGATGAGTTGCAGGCGGCAGCCTATCAAGCGGCGCCTATCGCCCTTATCCCGGCGGGTGACCCGATGGCCGGGCCGAACAGTTTGGCAATGGTCAATGCCTACCGTGTGAATGTGAACCAACACAGTATCAAACTGCTGGCACAGGCTAATACCACGGCCTATTGCGGCAATATCCGCACGTATGCGGCAGCGTTTATCAACGGCCACCAGGCAGCTTTCGCCGCGTCGGGGAGTCCCGCACCGGGCGTTAATTTGTTTGATTTCATGGTCGGGCGACTGGCCGCGACCAATCAGATTTTGGGTTGTAAGTAAGAAAGGAGAACCTTCTTATGCGTCGTCTTATCCTGTGTTTCACTTTTGCTCTCCTCGCGTGTGTGGCTCTCGGGGGAACGGTCCTCGCCGAAAGTCCGCACTTTGTCGTGACACCTACCTGTACAAAGTCACTCTCGACAGGTCTGACCTGTAGCGGCAAGGCGGCGGGCCTGGGCAACGAACCGGCCTTTGTTTTCCTGACTGCCGATAGCGTCTCGGCAACCTACATCTGCGTCAATAACGGGGGCAATACCGCGCCTGGGCAGGGCATCGTCACGCAAAACGTCGTGGGACCAGTCCAGCAGATTGCACCCCATGACGGCCAGATCACCTTTGCAGCAACCCTACCGCCGCCTCCAACCCCAAACTCGGTAGTCGTGTGCCCCAACGGCAACTGGACGGTACGTCTCACATCGCTCACCTACACGAACGTTGTACTGCATATCCAGAATGCGGCGGGGACTGATCTCTTGACCTTCGCCTTCGGCACGCTTGACCCATGATAGCTGAGTCGGAAGGAAGGAGACGATCATGATATGGGTGTATCTCGCCCTGGCAGGCATAGGGATAGGCGTTTTGATCTATCTTGTGCGTATCGGCCGTATCGTCCTTGAGTATATGCGTCTTGATGACGGGCCTGAGGACTAGATGAACAGGCACGAGCGTCTGCTGTGGGTAGCGGTAGGTTTATACCTGCTGCTGCTCTCGCTCGTGCTGGCCTGTATCATTATTCTGAACATCTTAGCCCATCAATAAAAGGAAGAGAAATGTCAGCAGAACAATTAGCCCAAAAGTGTCATGCCGCACTGAACAGGTTAACGAAATGGCGGAGTGTCTTTACCGGGTGGCAACTTGGTACTCGCGCTCAAGGCGACCCTGAATCTGATGCTGTCCGTGACCATCGAGAAATAACTATTTTGTTGCGCTGTGAAATGACCGTGGTAAGTAAACTCCTTATCGAGAAAGGCGTCTTTACCCTGGAAGAATGGCAAAAGGCCATGATCGAAGAGTCCGGGTTACTCGAAATGGACTATGAAAAGAAGTTCCCCGGCTTTCGCGCAACAGACATCGGCCTGGATGTGGATGTGCAGAAAGCGCACGAAACCACAAAGCACTGGAAACCTTGAAAGGAGAAAACGATGGATAGAAGTCGGAGCCTTGGGTGGCATAGAGACCTGCCCGACAAACGCGATCTTTTGTTGCGCGTACCGCCGGTGCACTTACCCCCGTCGGTTGATTTACGCAGCAAGCAATCTCCTATCCGCGACCAGGGCGATCTTGGGAGCTGTACCTCATTTGCCATCTGTGCGCTCCTGGAATACCAGCATATGCAGCAAAAGCCAGGTACATCCTTTGATTTCTCAGAGTTGTTTGTCTACTACCTGGAACGGGCCAGGGAGCATACCCTTGACTATGACTCGGGAGCCTACATCAGAGACGGCATGAAGGCGGTGCACGCAACGGGTGTCTGTACCGAAACAGATTGGCCCTATGATACCAACAAGTTCACGATGCACCCCTCCAAGAAAGCGTATATGGACGCGAAGTTGGATAAGACGGTCACCTATATGCGCGTGCCGCAGAACGCGGTTAGTCTGAAGTCGGTACTCGTGCACAACTACTGCTTCGTCTTCGGCTTCAGCGTCTACGATAGCTTCATGACACAACAAGTCGCCAATACGGGGATTGTGCCCATGCCTGATTTCACGAGTGAGAAGGTAGTAGGCGGCCACGCTGTTGAGTGCGTGGGCTACGATGATACCAAGGGCGTGTATCTCTGTAGGAACAGTTGGGGCACATCCTGGGGGCAATCAGGGTACTTTTCGATACCAGATGCTTATGTGGAGGACAGTCAGTTGTGTGATGACTTTTGGACGGTAGAGCTTGTTTGAACAACAAGCGAAGTGCTACATCTGTCAGAAAGAGGCGCTCTTCGTGTGTGGATGCTGCCTGCGTCCCGTATGCGAGAAGCACAGCTTTGTGACGCATACGGATTGGCATTGCTGCGATGACTCGCGCTGTATCGCCTTTGCCCCAAAGAAAGGAATGGAAGCCGTTGGATAAGATAAAGATCATTTCTTTCGTAGTCGGCCTGCTGCTTGGCATACCGCTCGGCTATCTTGCTGTGAGTTGCTCGCCTCCTGGTACGCTGCTGAGTACGCAGCCCGCGAAGACGCCTACTATAAAAACAACAGGGTGCCGGGTACGCGGTCCTCTCCCCGATGCCCTTTGTACGCCGGGAGCTATTTTCCTCCCGGCGGTAACACAAAAGCAAGTGTGTACACCGGGGTACGCGGGCAGCATGCGCAACGTCCCGACGAGCGAGAAGGCGGCGGTATATAAGGAGTATGGGGTGATCTATCATGCAACGGGAGCCTATGAAGTAGATCATTTAGTGAGTCTGGAGTTAGGCGGGAGCAATACTATCGCTAATCTGTGGCCGGAGGCAGCCACGCCAACGCCGGGATATCACCAGAAGGACGCGCTTGAGGACTACTTGCACGCCCAGGTGTGCCAGGGGATGCTCACGCTTGGGTGTGCACAGCGGGTGATTGCGGCGAACTGGCTGGTGGTGTATATGGAGATGGTACAGAAGAAAGCTATTGCCTGTTGATAAGAAGATGCCCTCCCCGACTCGTGGGCCAGGGAGGGCGTGATGTGTGGGACTACTTTGTCCAGACACCTAGTCGCGCTTCAGCACTTGGGCGTAGATGCCTCTTTGACGGATGATACAAATCCGCTACTTCTCCATTTTCCTCTTTCACCATCTCTAATACATCCTCAGTAAGATCATTTAGTCGCTGCTGGATAGCAGCGAACCTGTTGGCGTTCGCTGCTGAGAGGTACGCCCCGATAATGCCACCTTGCTCCTGTTGAGCAAGGAACAAGCAGTCATACGTCGTCTTCACCAGACTGTTCTCCCTGTCCTTGGGAGCATCTTCGATCATCTGCTTTAATACATTCACATACCATTCTGTTGATGCTCTTGCCATTGTCTCTTCCTTTCCCCCTTCGCGGGGCACCGGCCCAACACAGGCTGCGGTCTTATTTTGCTACACAGGCACTTCAAACACGTTGTCTTCACCGAACTGCACTACAAGGACGTTATATGCTTTTTCTTTGTCGCCTAGCTGATTGCGCCTGACAAAGTTCTCAGCCCGTTGCATCGCGTCAGCCTCATCCTGATTGAAATTGCTGAACGTTGCGCCTGTGCCATTAACGTGATTACTGTGTCGAGAAATCTTGCCTTTCCCGACTTGCCCAATCACGCGGAAGGCATAGAACTCAGGAAGCGCGGCCATTTTATGAAGTTGATCGGCCAGCCAGGGGCTACGATCTTTCCCGGCGCTTTTCGCTTTTTGGTCTAATGCCTGGGCATCTTCCTCAGAGATGCCCCTTACGAGAATATCCATCATTTACTTCACCCGTTTCTTCGGCTCTTCCTCACAATCTTTGCCATGTTCATTACTCCTGGGGAGGCTTGCACCTCCCCGACTATTCGACTACTCAATAATCCCAAGAGCGCGAGCTGTGGCTTTGCACTGGTCAAGTTCGCCAGCCTTGTAGTTGATGAACCGCTCTTCACTCTTTGAGTAAGAGCCATTCACCTGATACGTGCCGCCCACTCGGGTAGAGTTGAAGTACACGGTTTCGCCTTTGTACTCCTTGCCGTTGGTGTACGCCTGATAGGTGTTGCCGTTGAATTCGAAGGTTGCTTTCTTTGCTGTTGCCATTTCCGTTCTCCTTTGTGAACTTCTCTTTACTTGATATCCAGTGATATCTTCTGTCATAAGTATATGATATCCAGTGATATCTGTCAAGGGCAAAGCATAGTACCATAGTACTAATTTGCGACGAGTTTGGGGAGTGCGGCAAAACTCGCGTGGTGTGGTATACTATTCTCGCAACTCTCCCGTCTTTTTTAGCAAAAAGGGAGTTGCGAGAATAGTATACCTATCAAGGTGGATTGCACCCGCTCTACAGGCTATTCCGTGATGCGGTTGCAAGGGTATCGACCCGTTTGAGGGTACTGAAAGCCATTTATGGAAGCGCTTATCTTTCCCCCCTGTATTGTTGCAAGGGTATCGACCCGTTTGAGGGTACTGAAAGGCCAGTTTCCGCGAGCAAGAGCAGATGCATCTCGTCAGTTGCAGGGACTTCGATCCGTCGAGGATACTAAAGGTGTGGTATACTACTCGTGTCAAGGCGTTACAGGTAAGGTAAGCGGAAATCACACAACGACGACGCGATACACATCACCCCCCAAAGCCGGGTCACCACCGGTAGCTTCACTTTTAGCATAACAAGCAGGCGCGCTTGATGAAAAGAAAAGCCCTTCATAACGAAGGGCTTTTCTTTTGGAGAGAGATAAGAGACGGAAGGCGGAAAAGGATGAATCCGTCTCAAGTATAGCCGTGTGAGAGGGCACGTGTCAAGGCAGGACAATCTTGAGCATCGTCGAGCGCTTCACGCGATAGGCAGTGCGCTTGCCCATGTGCGGTAAATGGATGGCTTCGAGTGCCCCGCTTTTGATCCACCTCCGTACTGTGGTGTCATCCACGCGCAGCCAGTCAGCTACTTCGCTCACGGTCAAGAGGTCATCAGGCGCTTCTTTATGCAAAGATGGGGGATGAGATGAAACAGATACCATACGTGTTTTCCTTTCAAATGTGACTTCAATCAATCAAATACGTGTTCTTACATAGTATACATGTCTACTACTCTGGTGTCGAGTTATTGGTGCAACCGTGGCGTTTGCGTTCGTCCTCGACGCGAATAGCCTCGAGGAGGAGCGTTTTGTGCTTCTGTACCCACAAGTGGAACTGCCAGGCGTCATGAGCCGTCAGTTCGATATCGGAATTATCCACATCTTTCAAGACGACTTTAGTGTCACGCAGATAGATATCGATTAAGAGCAAGGTTATTCTCCTTCCGATTTAGACAGAAACGGAGGTTTTTCCCTCCACGTTAGAGGTTTTTTCCTCTGCAACTGGCGGAACTTCCGCCAGTTCATACCCTTCGTCAACTTCCGTGAGGGCGAGAAGTTCCGCTGCTAGGGCTTTATTGATAGCCCGCCAGCGGTGATGAATAGGCCATACTGAACGGTCAACATTCTGTTCATTCACATCAACATAGGGGAAAAGAAACGTATCAAATTTAGTGGCTGGCGCTTCTCTGACGTTGTACTTTTGTTCCATTAAGGGGAATGATGTTTTTAGCACGTCTGGCAGAGCCAGATAGGTCGATGATGACCTGTATCCCACGTCCTTCAAGGAGTTCCTTCCTTTCTGGCAGCCGTTCATGGTGCCGGTAGTCGTAACGTTGACGATCCGAGACATAGAGCGGAAGTTCACCTGTCATCAGATAGAAGTCGAGTAGTTCATCTATCTGAGCTTCCGTATGTATCCTTCCGCCCTCTCCTTCATATCTCACCTTCCGCTTTGTATGGGGTTCGGAAGTTCTTTCCTCCGGTTCGGAGGAACCTTCCTCCATTGGTGGCTTTTTTGCTTCCGATTGTACCGGAACTTCTGGTTTCTTCGGAACTTCCATCCGTCGTATAGAAGTTGGTTCCGCTTGCCTGGGTGGAACTTCCGGTTCTGACTTCACCGGGCGAACTGGTAAGAAGTCGCGCACCTTGCCCGGTTGCATAGGTGAAACAAACACCTGCCGTTGTGGTTCCGGTTGGGTAGGTGCTACAATGTGGTCAGGCCGAATAGGGGCAAACACCCGCGCTCGTTCTAACTGAGGAGATACGAGCGCGGGTGTCTCGTTTACTGGCGGGCGTGCCCGTTCGACTGGCTCGGATGACTGGCCTGGGGTATCATCGGAGCGCCGGGAAAAGAATTGTCTGGGTATCTCTGTCCAATACCACGCAAGGCTTCGTCAGCCTGCCGCGAGCGTTCAGTGAAAGTTTGCCTCTCACGCTCAGTGCGCTCTTGCTCGGAAAGCACCGTTGTCTCTTTCGACCGGCGCTTTTGTTCGCGCCCTTGTTGACGACGCTCTCTGTCACTGAATGCGTTATTGGCAACTTCTTCTAAGGCTTTCGGTTCGCCACGTCCCCACCCGGCGAGTTGATCGGGGGTCATCTTACGCACGAGGCGGCGGGCTTTTTCCGCGAGCCGCAACTTTGCATCGTCCTGGGAAGCAGCGAGGTCGGCATTGGGATCGCGATTTACACAGGCATGAATAACTTTCGCCATTTTAATGGCATAGCGCAGGCCGATGATCCCGGCCACGCCGATAAGGAGAGCCGAGGGCAAATCATGATCGTGGAGGGCCACAGTGAGTACGCGAAAACCGAGCGAGCACAGTTCGAGCCCTGCCGCCAACTGGACGGTTTCTTTGAAGGCATCAAGATACTCCTGGCTCCCCCGACCTGACCAGACGAAGTTTTGTACTTGCGCCTTCAAATAGTCACCGAGGACGAAGGAGACGAAGGCCATCCCGAAAACAATGATACCGAGGCCCCAGGCTCCAATGAGCATACCACGTTCAGGTCCAAAGACTTTCATCAAGGCTACTTCACCCAGGAAGCCGCCCAAGAGGAAGGCTTGCAGGCCAAAGAAACCATGCACGACGAGAGAAACAACAAAGGCCCAGGCGAGGGCGATATGTTGGTTATGGATGATACGAAGAACAAGTCTCATACATCCTCCTTATAATAGGAACTTCCACGCACGTGAGAAAACAATTCCCGTCTCGTCTCTCTTTTTCTCTGGAGAATTGCCAGGGGTATAGTGACGATCCAGAACCAGGCCCACATAAAAGGCCAGGAGAGATAAAAGGGGATACGCCCTACAAAATCGCAGATTCCGAATAAAACTCGCATACTCTCTCCTCCTGTGTGCTCTCGATAGGTGGCTTCCCAAAAAGGATAGCCGAACAGCCGGCGACATAGCCATCAAGCCATGCCTTCTTGGGGTCTTTTTCCAGGTAACGAATATCTTGATACGCTTCCTCGCCGCGCTTGACCACATCGAACAAGAGCGCATCCATCGCGCAATCAGCGTCCATCTACCACCATCCTTCTTTGGTGATCTTGCTAAGAAGCGCGAGGAGTGCAATGGCACAAATAATAATCAAAAAAATCTCGGCTGGTCCCATGTTTAACTTCCTTCCTGTTGGCGGTAGCGTTCGGCCATCGGGCACACTTCCAGCGCGTCATACTGGGCGCGGGTGATCCCAAGCGCACGACACACACGAACGATGGAGCGGCCCGCGACCTTCTCCTTGCGGTTCATTTTATACAGGGTGACGCGACTAATCCTCGCCCGGTCGGCCATTTCTTGCGAGGACAAATCTTGCTCAATCCAAAGGTCTCTCAACGTGGGCATACATACCCTCCCTGTACAAAAGTGTACAAAAGTTTACAAAAAAAAGCAAGGGGAAAGGATAGGAAAAAAGTACCAATTCTGGCGTGGTCAGGTAAGTGTACTTACCTAACCCACTTCCTGATAGCCTCTTCTACTTGCCTGGGAGTGAAGCCCAATCGTTCGCCTTCCGCAATCATCTCATCACGCATCTGTAGCGCGTGGCGGTTGATAAGCCGCATTTCATCATGAGTAAGTGGCATGGCATCGCCTGTCCTGGGTGATGTACCGCTACACACCCGCTTATCATAGGCTTCACAACCAACGTGATAGGTTTCGGCCAGTTCGCGTAACTTACGCTCCTGTTCCGTCTCAACGAACCACTCTCCATAGAGCAGTCTTTGACGGGAGATATCAGACTGATTAAAGAGTTCTTGGAGTTGGGCTTGTGTTGGGTACTGCTCGCTCATAGACCTCCTCGTCTTCGTCATCGGGATACCACCAGTCTTCATCCTCCTCTTCCCTCTCCCATTCTATACCGTCATAACCACAGACTGGGCAAATACCCCAGTCATCGAGAAGTGCGTCACACATCTCACACAAGTCAGAGTCCATGACCCACATTATTTCACTCATGGAAAACTTTCCTCCTCCACTGGATATGCAAAGGAAAGCAGGGGATAAGGCATATCCAGATATGCAAAAAATCATAGGGGTTGCCGGTATCCTGATACATCCGTGGTTGCCCATCATCGATATAGGCTCTGTACCACCCCTTCCAGAAAAATCCTATCCAGCAATCTTGTGGCTTAAACTCTAACGTTATTTTCATACCTCATCCTATCTTGTACATAAAATAAGGCTACAGGCCGACGTAAGCTATGTTGAGTTAGTTCACACGCGAATATCCCAGGTTGCGACTCCTGATTGAAACAAATGTGCAGTAAAGGCCAGGCGGTAGTCGTGGATACTCCCGGGCACTTCATAGACTAGTGAGCCTTTGAGCGGGTCACCAGGTTGCACCTTGCCGTCAAGCATTGCCCCCGCTTCGTCATCGTAGGAGTTGATGTACTTCTGGCCTGTCGTGTCGGTCAATTGGAATTGGGCGATACTACTGATATTCTGCTCTTGGGCAGAAATATTCTTGACCGTGATCTGGAAGATCAGATACACGTCGCCCGCGTGCTGGGGCATACTGTACTGCCCGTGCGGGCTCGTCTTCGCACTGACGATGGTGATTTGCCAGGTATCACCCACAGTGACGAGCTGCCCTACGGCGAAGTGTTGGGCCGGTGCTGACGTGGGTGTTACTTTGGGAGTAGTCGCTATCGTCGTGGGTGATGACGTGGCACTGCCCTGGTTCGCCGCGGGAGAACCGCAGGCAGCCAGGACGAGCGTGCAGATGAGAATGAGAATGATTTTCGTTTTCATGATGACCTCTTTTCTTGGATGGCCTGAAGTTTGGCTTGAAGCGCGATATCTTCCTGCGAGAGTCCGCCGTACTCAAGATCGCGCATATCGACCCAGGAGAGCAGAAGCATGATATCTTCCGGCGTCAACTGGGTAATGGCGCGTAACTGCTCGTTCTCCGTGCGCAGGTCGGTCAAGAGAACGTGCATCCAGTCTTGCTCCGTCTTCTGTAGTTCTTCATAGTTGAGGCGTTTTGGTGTGAGGTCATGCCCCTTGTCTGTGTCCATGTCTCTTTCTCCTTTCCACATGAACTACGTGTACTTCCTTTACGTCGGATTTTCGGGCTAAAAATATGAGAGGGACATCAGCGTGTCCCTCTCAACTACCGTCGGGCTATTGGCAAGAGCAGTTGTGTTACTTTCTTCCCAACGATACAAGGCGTCATTTTCTTGAATGATTGATAGAGACGCTTGCTTACCTTCACATCTGGAATGTATGGCAACCAACCATCAAGGAGAGCAAGGAGTGTCTCCTCAGTACGAACGCCTCCATGTGCCACCTTTTTCTTTTCCAGATTATAGATAGCCTCGGGCGCTAATTCCCTCAGGAGCGGCTTATCCGCTCCACGCATTTGAGCGACCTCGACGGAGAGCGGTATCACTTTCACCATCGGTTCACCTATTGTTGAACTTGATGCGCTGTGGATCGACTTCAATTATGTGTGGTTGATACACTCTTTACCTCTTTCTGGTTTGCTAACTTTCGGAGCGTTGTGAGAGGGTCATCTCGCTGTGCCAACACATCAAGATAGAGTTGACACGCTTGTTCTACCTCTCGACTGAAGACAAGATTATAGCGTATGCAGTGCTCTTGCATACGCTGTTCTGTTTCATCTGAGAGGTAGATATGCCTACGGTGTTTCTTGCTCTTTTCCATACGTCCCACTGTAGCACAAGGTAGCACAAAAAGTCAAGGAAATAGCCCTATAAATCCGACGTAAGCTATGTTGAGTTACTTTTCCTCCATTCTATAGTCCCCGCCTTGCATCTCGACGGCCACCAACCCGCGCATGAAACGCGAGCGAGCTGCACCCCCGATGTAGTCGGCCAGCCCCGGCTGTATGACGCGCCCCGTCTCATCAGTTAGCGAAGCCATCCTGTTCGTCGTGATAATCGTTGGTCGGCGCCCATTGTAGCGCCCTTCCAGGATGCGCCAGTAGACCGTCAGACGTGCCGCCGTCGCCTCAACCTTATCCGGGTCATCTATCACGAGTAAGGGCGTTTGGGTGGCCTGCCGTTCCAACCAGTAGCAATCGTCCCCGTGCTGCTGGCGGTCGTGATAGGCAGCGAAGAAGGCCCCGACAGAGAGGAAGAGGGACGCGACCGATTTGCCGCGCAAGGTGTTGCAGATGGCCGCCGCGAGGTGACTTTTGCCCGCGCCGTATTCTCCATAGAAGAGGAGATTACCACTCATTGACGTGGCGAAGGTCATGGCCGCATTATAGGCCGCTTCGTCGCGCTCCTGCTTGAAACTGGCGAAGGTCTTCTGTTTCAAGGTTTTCACTACGGCGTCATCGCGCCACTTGAGACCGAGCCAGCCGCCGAAGGTACGCGAGGATTGCGCCGCGTCCCATGCCTGAAACTGCTCATGTTCCTCTTGCTCGCGCCGCCGTCTCACCTGGCAGGTACATGCCCTACGCCGTACCCAGAGCCCGTTGGGGAGATACTGCGGCAGGACGGTCAAGCCGCACAGGGGGCATTGCCAGTCCAGTCCCGTTGGGTCATGCGCTGCGCCGGGGAAAGTGAAGTGCGAACCGGCGCGAGTCATAGGTTCTTCACCCGAGGCTCGCTTAACGGGTAACCGAACAATCTTATTCAAGTCATGCATGGTTTCTCCTCGTGATACTGCTTGACAACTTTCTTCCCATCCCACACATACGAGAAAGGGAAGTATGCCGTATCGCCCTCCTTGCGCACATAGAAGAGCGTCCAGATCTCGCTCGTGGTCTCTCTTCCTACCACTTCCCATTGTACTGTATGTTCGGTTGCCCACACAACCGCCTCGCCCTCGTCGGGCGGCAGGAAGGGCATGGCCGCGAGGGAACGGGCGAGGGAGGATGATTGCTCGATCATACGGCCACCTCGCTTTCCAGCAGAAGTTCGAGTTGTGGTATCTCTTCTGGCATGAGCAAGGGCTGCGTGATCTCTAAGCGTTTCCTGGCGATATCAGCCTGTCGCGGGTCAATCTCAAAGCCGATGAAGTTGCGGTTGATCTGTTTACAGGCTACTGCCGTTGTCCCGCCACCTATAAATGGGTCAAGGATAGTATCATTAGGGCTTGAAAAACAATCAATATAATATTGAGCCGTATTGACATCTTGCCCCCAGGTGTGAAAACGTTTGTCCTTGCCGCTACTATTCCAGAGATCAAAGTATTGTCTACGCGGTCGATGTTTGCGGTGCTTAGAGAAAACAAGGATGGATTTATAGCGAGCGTGGGCCCACGAACACCACATAATCCCATTGTCTCCCATGTGTTCAGAAACCAGATCCCAGTAATACGTGAGATGAGTTGCTAAGAGTTGCATAGCCTCAAATTTCCAGTAGGTGCCAACATAGGCAAGAAGAAACCCGTCAGGTTTGAGGACTCGTGCAGCTTCTTCTGAGAGCCACCCGTAGAGGTGGATGTGCTCCTTCACGTAGGGGGGATCGGTAAAGATCAGGTCAATACTCTCACTTGGAATATCTTTCGTGAGTTCCCTGGCATCGCCCGTAATGATAGTGTTCATAGTGCCACCCCTACCTGCGCTTGAGAGCGTTCAAAGGCGGCTTTGCGCTCGGCGTTGAGTTGCAGGATCTTCGCCGTGTAGGGGTCCATGACCATCGTGGGCTTGCCCGGCTCTGGCATCTGTCCGGCAGGGGCATCACGTGCGGGCCAGCGCCCTAACTCTTTCAAGAATTCACGAGCATTTTGTGCTTCGTCAAGAATAACGCGCCCACCCGCCCGATGTCTCTCAGATGGTTTCTTATAGGGGAAACGTTCAGCCAGCACGAAGTTATCAATCATCTTGATCTGCATATCAGTGTAGGTATCAACGAGAAACGCAATGCATTCCGACTCATTGATACGACCGCCCTTCAGGGGAAGGAGTTCCCCGCCGCGTCTTTGATTAAAGTACGCTTGCCACTTTCGCCGCCGCTCCTGTATCTCAGGTGAACATTCTTTAATACTGAGACGTTTTTTATTTTTCTCTTTCCCATCCGTCTTATAGGGTGAGGGTGCATTTTTACCACCCTCTGACGATAAAGGCGAAACAAGTAGCGTGGGTATCAATGCGACCTGTGTAGGCGTTATCCTCGTAGACTCAACTTGTAGCATCACTGGCGTAGGTTCAGGTATCACTCGTGAAGACTCCTCTGGCCTGCTCTCGCTTTTCGTAAGTGGGGAAGGGTCCAGAGGAGTCTTTCTATTCTCTTCAAGATTTTCCCCAAAAGAAGAAAGACGAGAGAGAAAAGCATTACCCTCGTCACTTTCTCCGTCAGGAGAAATGACAAAGGAAGATTCCTTTCTATTCTGTAAAGTTCCTTTAATTCTATCGGCTTCAAAAACAGGTGTAACTCCTTGCTCTCGTGTACCTTCAGCCTCTTTGGTGGTTTCCAAATTTGAGAGTTGGGATTTCAATTTTGTGATCCTGGTTTCCAAATTTGAGAGGGTGGTTTCCAAATTTGAGAGTTGGGATTTCAATTTTGTCGCCTTTTCTTGACGTTCCTGTGCTTGCGCCTCTGCTGATGGTTCTTTTTTAGGAGCGGCTTTTCCACGGGGTTTCTTGGGAAAAGCTACCGGAGGATTGGCAATGGTCTCATTAATGATCTGGATAGAAACAGCATAGCGGTGTCTATATCCGTCAGCTTTGATATACCCCCAGGCGGCAAGCTGCTTTATGTAGGTGATGAGCGAGTTTTGACTGATCGTCACTTTTGCCAGAATATCTTTGTGCTCACACTCTACGGTGATAGCAGGAACTTCTGTCCAATCAATACCCTCGTTCTTTGCTACCCAACTTGCTCTATAGACGAGGAAGCCCAAGACTTTGCCTATCTCGACATGACCACGACAGACAAGGGTAAAGGACTTATGTTCAATATCGCCAATGTCACCAGGAGGAACGAGCCAGGGCGTGCGCGGTGGGCGTGCTGTTTGCGTCATCACATCACCTTCTCCCCTGCTTCATCTTCACTCATACCCTCTTCTGCCATCAGCCTTTTCCATTCTCTGACCGCCTCACGTATATCTTCGTCATCGTCATCAATTTGTGGGATTTCACAGAGCCTTAGCGCAACCTCTGCTAATTTTACCCAGTACTTATCAGCATTTATACTCCACTTGCTACAGGCAGAGTGGTACAAATCAAGAAAAACCTCTCCATACCGTAGCCCAAAATGGGTGATACCGAGCGTATTGATAGCAAGAAGTTGTCTTTGTTCTTCCTTGGGCAGAGTTATAAATTCCCATTGAAAAGCGGAAAGATACTCCCCCTTTCTTTGCGGATTGCCCTGGATGTTCTGTAATGGGTGCCCTTTTTTAAGGAGGTCTTGTATCCAGTAGGCTTCATACTTGCGAGCGAGCCGTATACCGTGAATACGTGGTTCAAGTGGGATAGTGATAGGGGGCATATCCTTCTCGATCATTTCACGGATCCAGGCTTTTTGTGAGAAGTGCTGTTTGCGGCGTTGCTCTATATCAGTAGTAATGCCGACATAGATGGCCTGCAGGTCTATGGAATGAACTATGCCATAGACCGAATACTCTTCCTCTTGGGATTGAGGACATGGTGTCTCTAGCCCGATTGCTGTCCTCAACGCAGCGCCAGGCGTGGGAAGGTAGGTACCCACTCGTTATACCCTTTCGTATTTAATTGTGATGTGCTACAATTCTTACCAAGAAAGCTGTAATAGGGTAACGCGCTACAGTGTTGTGCAGTCAAAAAACACACTCTTAGCATATCCAATTCCTTTCTGAAAAGCTAGTCATACCAAAGTCAATTTCAAGTGACCGCTTGAAATTGACACCGAAGTATGGTACGCTTTACATGTAACTTGAGTAGATCGAGGAATGAGTCAGGGGCAAGACGCAACCCCCTGGCTTATTTCTTTTTATACGGACCTCGCGGTTTACTCACTGTCGGCTTAATCACCCAATCGATATCCGTGATCGTCACGTTATATCCCCGCTCACGCAGGGCATACAGTATCTTTGTCGCTGTGACCCGCGAGATTTCGCGGTGACTCCCTGCTTTCCAGGTTTCCGATACTGATAAGCCTGCTGCATCGGCGAGACTTTGGATATTGTAGAATCCTGCATCAATGCGCATCTCCGTCAGGTTATAGAGCTTCTTACTCCTGGGATTATCCAGTTCCGGCATGAGCATGACCATCTCATTTCTCTCATTCTATCCCTAAAAATAGGGATACTAAGATTATACCACGTTATAAAAAAATATCAAGATGTACAAATCATGAATAATCCATGAACAGGCGTGTATCGGTCATTGACGAAATACCTATAGTACCTCTTTTGTGCTGTTTACGTGGGGAAAGTTTGACAATTGGTGTTTTGTATGGTATCTAAGAAGATAATAGGAGACGTGGCCGCAGTGAAGCGGGGGCGTTCCGTTCTCACAAGCGTTTCCCCCACTTCATGACCACTCGTAAAACGGTCGCGTTTCCTATCAGATGGGACGGCTCGCGTTGCCTCAATCGGCGCGATGCCCGTCCTTTCTGTTCTCTCAGGTTCTTCTCAACCTTGAAGAGAAATAGCTACTTTTGACGTGACAGGGGACATTCTAACACATCGCATACGCAAAAGGCTAGGGGAAAATGGGGCAATTTGATGACAGTTTGTTCACACTTCTCGTATCTTTTGCATCAACTTCTTCTCTTCACCACCACTACTTGACATAACAAAGTGGGGCTGGCCGGACTCGAACCGACGTTCCAGGGTTTGTAGCGCCTGGATGCTCCCGCGTGTTGAGCTTCAGCCCCTTAACAAACGTATCAACTACTTATCATCTACCTGACGATAGGTATGCAGGTGAAGGTGTCTTTCTAGTATGCCTTCCTCAACAAAGATGGTAAGATAACGATGTATTGTCCCCTTGGGGAGTCCCGTCTGTTTTATGACCATCGTCAAGCTAAACCAATCACTTTGAAAGGTGTGGATCACCCGTTGCAGTTGTAGCGTTCTCCGCACAACTTCCCCATCATGCAGGCGTTTCCCGCTCGTGTGCATCTTTCTTCTCCACCTCATCAATACTGATCTGTGGTGGTCCGCTCTCATAGCCTACCCCGTCGGGGATAAGCTCGACCTCGATAGTCACGCGGTACGTCTTGCCTGGGTTTTGTTCGCGTAGGGTCTTCAGGTAGGCCGCGTAGTTGGCGAGAAAGTCCTCGCTGAGTTGGAAACTGAACATGTTAGGCATAATGGTCTCCTTCATGCTTCTCTGCACAGGTCGCGCAATAGTCACCTCGTGTATAGAGGCTGTGCAGATGCCTCCGACATACCTTGTCCTGGCATGTTGGGTCATCACATGCATAGAGGCTCGTGTCTCGTTGGTACGCCTTGCCTTCCTTGACAAAGGGCAACCCATGTTGGCAATCGATACAACTCTCCATCGCTCTCTTCTCCTCGCTCATCTGAAAACTGAAGGTGGTGGACATGGCGCGTGCTCCTTACTTCTCATCTAATTGGGCTTGCAGTTCTGCCCGTTGCTGCAAGAGACGAGCATACTGGCGTTGGTACTGTTCAAGTGTGCCTCTATACTCATCTATATACTTTTCTGTTTCTTCCAGGTCTTCTTGAAGATGTTGTATCTTTTGTCCAAGGTCACTTGACCGTGTGACATAGTTCTCTTCCCATGCTCGCGGATTGCTCACAAAGGCGACAATATCGCGTACCATGCGCTCTGCCACCTCGTCCGGGTTAGTATCGCCAGCACGGTCATATTTCACCGTGACCGAGGGGAAGGTATGCGTTGTCACCGAGGGCGAGGGGAACTTCTGTTCTGGATAGGTGACTTCTGCTCCGATGTCCCACACATCTTCAGGGTAGTACCTGGCATAAAAGATGATCTTCAGGTTGAAGATATACGGCTCCATGCCTCTCTCATCCATCGCTTTTTCTCCTTTTCTTCACTCACGTACCAAGTAGTCATAATTTATAGTTATGGAGCGTTGATACTCATAAAACCTCTTTTGAAGCCGTATGACGTTTCACGTTCCTTCCTTCATTATGACAACTTCTTGCATGAAAAGCGTTCTAGTTCGCGCATGGGTTTCAGGTACGTCGCCGCCCACTTGGAGTTGGCGTAGCGAATGATCTTCCCGCGCACTTCACACTCGAGGATGGCGATGATCCTTTCTGGATACATCACCGCCCACTTCTGCGCTCTCCCCACGTCGGGGTAGGAGAAGTAGCCGCCCTTATGCCCTGCCCTGGCCGCTTGTTTCTTCTCCTCGCCGATCACATATTCCTCAGTAGGCTGATACAAGCTATAGTAGCGGCCCTCGCGCACCTCCACGGCCTTATAGGTGGTATAGACCGTCTTTTGAGGCTTGGCCCTATCTCCGCGCATCTTGCCGGGAGGTCTCAGCCAGTCCATCTCACAGGCGAACCATGCGGCGTGGGCAGATGCCTGGTGAACATCTGATAATTGTTGCCAGTTTTGCCGCAACCAGCCCTGATCTGTCTTGACATAGAAACGCCAGAATTGCCCCTTTGAAACGTGACGGTTACGCTTCGGTCCAAAGGTTTCTGTGCCGTGATAGGAAATGCACAGGGCGAGTAGATCATCACTTTGGTACATCGTGGAGGTACGGATATACGGGATCTCGAAGAGTCCATATTCGCCCTGGTTGTGCACGGTGAGGACGAAGACGCCTTCCGGGTCAACCTGGGTGAACGGTTCGACATCCGAGCGGTTCAGGTAGCCAGAGGTTTCGGGTTCAATGGCTTCGATGAAACGAAGCGAGGTGACAGTGAAAGTGAACGGTGGCCGGTCAGTGGTGGTCATGAATGCTCTCCTCTCTGAAAGAACTCATCAGCCCAGGCAAAATGCATCCCGGCAGCACGAGCTGCCGTGGCGTCGTCAACCAGATCACCAACATACAAGGTCTCGCTCGCCTCGACTTTTGCCTGTTCGCGTGCGAAGGTGAGCATCCCCGGCGCGGGTTTACGCCAGTCCTTGTCAATGCCGATATGCACATAGGGCGCTCGCCCGAATACGTTATGCATGGCTTTTTGTAGTTGTTGCATCACCTCCTCCGGTGCGATCAATTGTTCTAACTCATACCTGGCTTTCAGCATCCCCATGACCCGGCTATCATAGAGGGAGATATACCAGGGGCGCGGCTCTATTCCTGGTAGGAGGAGCATGATCTTACGCAGTTCGTTGGCGAGCATTTCTACTGTAGGGAAGGTGTTCTTATCAGTCGCCATATTCCAGGCTGGTCCTGCCTGATTGGTACATACCCCGGTCTTGATACCGGCTATCGCCAGTTCAAGCAGTTTTTCATGGACGCCCTTCAGGATGTGGATAGGTTTCCCGTCCTTGAAAGGTGTGTTGACCAACGTACCGTTGTAATCGAATAAGATAAGTTGATACTTCATTATGTCTTCTCCTTCAGCTACTCATCTTGTGTTCAAGGTAGCGTATTTGCTTTCCCTGTTGCTCTGCATATTCAATCTCGTGGCGCGTCGATATCCCAATATAGCCATTCACGTTCAGTACCAGCACTTCATCGGCAAGATCGATCTTGCGCAGGTGCAGTTCGTCTAGGCGTTCTTTATCTTTCTCGGTCAGACCCAACGCCTGGTCACTTTTGAAGTCGCACCCGATGGAAAGGACGATCTTCCCAGCGAGTGTCTCTTGTAAATTGGCTTCACGGAAGGCATCTCCGAAGCGCGTGGAACCGCATAGACAGACAATCGTCGGAACTTGTTTCCTCACGTCTTTGCTCCTTTCTGCTGTTTTCCCCGTCGGATAGCCCATCCATCCTTTGCGCCCTGACTCCTATGCCTGGCAGTATCGGTGGCTCTTTTGTCTGCCGTCCATTCGTGGCTCTCCTCGCGGTACTGATAGCCCTGCTTGCCCAGGTACGTCTCAATGCCACCCTTGATGTACAGGCGTCGTTTGATCTGCTCATCGTTCTCAACGACGCGGGGTAAGCGCACATCCTCATAGGCAGTGGATAAGATCAAAAACAATTCAATATCCATTAGTCTCCCTCACTTTCTTCTGTTCTCAGTTCAAACTTGGCACAGGCGGGCCATCTCACGCGATGGTCACCGCCGGGATACACCGTCCCTGGATACTTCCCACCTTTCGTTCTCCACTCTCGTTTTGAACACTTGTACCACGTGGCCGATTGCTGGAAGCCGTGCAGGTACGTGCAATCGCGGCAGATAGCACCCGGCGGGCCTTTCCCATAGGCGTCTATACAGGGGTTGACCGAGTGCTCGATGGGCGTCTCAGGTGTGGGAAGGACGACGGCTTGCTCCCACTCGTCAGCAAAGAGGTTCATGACACCGCCTCCTCGCGCTGTGCTCGCAATTTCTCGCGGGTATGGTGTAGTACATCCCCGAGCTTATGTCGCCCGCACCCGGTGGCGTGCATAATCTCCTGGTACGAGCACCCGGCAGCCGCGAGCAGAAAGATTTGCCTCGTCCCCGGCTTCATCGCGGCCAAGATAGTGCTAATCTCCTCGCGGTCAGCCACCTTCGCGGAGAAATCACCCTCCGCCTCAATTTCTTCGTAGGTGCCCCACTCAGCATCGAGCGAGGCAAACAAGGGGCGCGGCACCTCCTGCCTGTTGTGCTGCATGATATACGTTTTGCGCAAGAAGTCGTACACCGCGTGCGTGGCGATGGTCGAGAGCCATTGATAGGTGATGCGCTGGCCGTCACCGTCCGTCAAGCCGACCCACACTTTCAGCCATGTCGTTTGTTCCAAATCTTCTAGCATCTCATAGTTTGCCCCGTGCAGGAGGAAGCGTATCCGTTTCTTAATTGCCGTCTTATATTCTGCATACAGCGCATCAAAACGTTCCTCCCGGCTCATCTCTCGCGCTTCGTTCTTTGTATCTAGTAGGGTCGCCACTCGCTCGGCCCTCCTTTCTTACTTCTTGTTGGCTATTTTACGAAGCAAAAAGACAATGAAAAACATGTTGACGGCTATGGATGTCAGATCCCAACTGACGACAAGCTGAAATGTGAAACTCATCAAAAATACCCCCGTCCTCCTGAGCGAAGCCAGGAGGACAAACAACTGCTCGCGCTACTCTTTATTTTCCATCGCGGAAATTTCCGCTTGCATCACGCAGCCCTCACAATACCCTTTTTTAGTGAGTTGCGAGGAGAAGCGCCCGCATTCAACGCATTCTCCCTGGCGCGTCTGCTGCCGCTCAATACGCCTACACCGCTCTATCGCGGTCGGGTGAGTGTGCGGCAAACTCGCGCCACACACCGGGCAGGCTGATTGGATCTGTTGTCTCGTCTTCATGATGTTCCTCCTTGCAACTGAGCGAGTCGCGCCCGCTGCTGTTCGATGCTCTCCACAAAGCGCTGCTGGAGTTCCTTCGGGATAGTCGAGGCTTGCAACCGTGGCAGGTGCGCCTCCTTGAGTGCAAGCGAACGCTCGACCTGGGCCAGGGTTTGGGCACGCTCGGCAAACGGCTTCTTTTTCATGCCTCTTGTCTCCTCTCGACGTAGGCAGGAACGGCTTGCAGGGCATCCCAGGCTCGTTGTATAGTTTCAGCGTGCCAATCGTGCTTCCACCAAGCGTCAACCTTACATTGGCATGGAGCGTGATTACACTCATCACACACGTTACCACCAAAGGCACTATTATAGGTGAAGGGCTCTAACTGTTTCTGCTCTCTCATCGTCTCTCTCCTCTCAATCCAGGCAGGCGATCTAGCTACTGGAAGCTCGTCCATTCGCATCACGCCTGGCCTGGACGCTTGACTTGTTCTTACTTAGCTCTCAGGTAGGTAGGTTCTGCCCACTTGGGTTTCCATTCGCCCGTTTTCGGGCTCTGGACTGCAATGCCGACCTTGCTTTTGCCGACTTTAATAACAATCCCATGCAGATAGCCACCGGGAATAGGCCGGGTCAGCCACTCGATTGTTTGACCTTGATAAAACATCTTATACTCCTTGTAAATCGAGAGAACAGCGGTTGACAAACTTGATAGCCGCCGCGCCGCTTTTATAACTCTTGTCGCCTTTGTAGCCACCAAACTGCGCGTATCCACCGGAGAAGCCCGTCCAGGCTCCATACTGTACTTTGTTGATTGGGCTATTCTCAAAGCCCTTGACTTCTTGCTCATTGTGCAAGCGTCCGAAGCCCGCTACACTCACGATGCGCTCTTGCGGGAAGAACGCGCCGTTCTCCTCAACTACCTGGAACATCCCGCAGGTGGTGGTGTATATGGCTTTCATTTTTCGTTTCCTTCCGCTCGCTCTTGTTTCATCTTACCTAGTAAGGATACCATGTCTTACGCAAATAGTCAAGTGTTTTTGCTACCAGTTTTCTCTCTTTTCCGCAAATTGGCAATATTGGGATTACCTAATTGCGGGGGTGTCATGGTATAGAGGTCAGCTTTGAGGAACAATAAATCTTTGCCTTTTGACGGTTGCTCGGGGTTGCGCTGCGTGATCTCGCCATGCTGGAATATCCAGGCAGGTAGCGCACCGTCGCGTACAAAACGGTGCACGCTATCCACGCTGACATGGCGCTTGAAGCGCTCGGCCAGTATTCCGGCAGCGCCTTCCGTATCGGTCAGGTCACCAACGAGCATACGCTTAATATCCATAGAGGTCTCCTTTTTCTTTTTAGCATACACCAGTTTCCGACAATGTGCAATACCTAGCGCAAATTGATAGGCAAAAGACTTGACATCACTTACGCATTATGTTATACTTCTATCAAGAGAGGGAAGCCTAAACGAGTGGACTTCCCCAGCCAAAGGACAAAGAACATGACACTTCAATCATTCAGTGATCCAGATACGACCTACGAAGTGACGATCAAGGACGAGCGAGCCGTTGAGTGCTCCTGCCCTGACCGCTACTACCGTAAGCACAATAACCCCAACCACCAATGTAAACACATGCGTTTTATCACAAGCCAACTGGAAGCGGCCAAACGGGAGCGCGAAGAGAATCGGGGCTGCTATCTCAGAATGATGCAATCTCCCTTCTAAAGAGTAAGGCTAGCCGGGAGCCTACCCATTCCCGGTAGAAAGAACTATCATGACCCAACAAGGTTACAACTCACATGAGCACCTTATCCAGATCAAGGGCAAGGACGGGCAAGTTAAAGATTATCTCCCGGCCAATTGGAGGCTCCACGAACTGCGTGTCACCTGCCCCACGGCCACGATTGAGAGCGAGATCGTGCATATGAACGAAGAAAAGAACTTCGTCATTATCAAGGCTATCATCTACGATGGCAAAACCTACGAAGAGTCAGCACGCCGCGCCTCCTCCATGAAGCAGGGGATGCTCTCGGCTCTCGATAAAGTTGAGACCGGCGCGAAGAGCAGGGCAGCTCGAGATTTTGGGATTGGGACGGAGTTTGCCTTAGAAGCGGAGCCCGAAGAAGACTTAGAACTTCCCACGGCGCAACCGACCCGCATCGCCACAAAGAAAGCGCCGTCACACAATGGTCACCAGGAGGCACAACTGACCTATAGTGATATCTACCGCGAGGGTGGACACAAGGGCATGTGGACTCGTCAGACGTTCTACGCCACAGCTTCCGCGCTCCTTGACGGTATCCCGGTGAACGCTGAGAATGTGAAATCACTCTCCCAGGAGCACCTGCACAAGTTGCAGCGCGATATCGAGCGCTACCAACCTGAGCAGAAAGCGGGATAAGCTACCCGTCTTATCGTTCCCTTACATTATGTCAAGTATGCTATACTTACTAATGTAAGGGAATTTTCTATGCAGAACGGAACGTATCAGTGCCAGGTCGGTGAGGCGACAAGGTACACATCACATCACACCCTTGCACAATGTTTATACATTGTGCTTATTTGTATCCCCATTTTCCTCACAACTTTTCCACATTTCCACGACAAGGAGTTCTCTATGCCGCCAGTCTTATTTTGGGCCTGCTTTATTTGCCTGGTTGTTGCCTATCTCCTGGGTGTAGCGTCTATCCTACTTTCGCAGTGGTTTGGGCGTCATTCAATCGAGCGCCGGTTGTTGCGTGCCCAAGAGGAAGACCGGGCGATGGACGAGGGCTATGTTCTGAGAGTGCTACATTCTCCCCGGCATGGCGATGGAAGTAAAGGAACGTGAGATGGTGAGCAAGAAGAAGCAACTTCACTACGGCTTCCATATTTTACATAAGACACACATAAGACAAAATCCCCCGTCCTGGAGCGCTAGCGGAAGGACAAAAGAATGGTAGCTAATCGCGGTATCGTGCTCTCCATGCCCACGACTGAGCAAGAGCCCTGGAAGAAGCAACCACATGAGCCCACCTTATGGTTTCGTCGTTTTGAAGCGTTCCTTCAAATGCAACCGGAGCGCACTATCCAGGCGGTCTATCGAGAGATCACGAAGGATGACGACAATAACGCTCCTGGCAGTTGGTACAAGCAGGCGCAAAAGTGGCAATGGGAGAACCGCGCCGCCGCCTGGGATGCTCATTTAGATGCGGAATGGGAGAAATCTCTCAAACGTGAACGCACGAAGGTCATGCGCAAGCGCTACGCTCTCCAACACAAGCGCATTGAGGCCCTGGACGAGTTGGCTCAGAAGCTTATCGACTACCTGGGGGATGAGGACAATATCTGGCTACCGGATGTGAAGCAGATTGGTTATGGGAAGTTTGCTGAGAAGGTCGAACTCATTCGCTTCAATGCGCCACTGATGAGTGAGATACGGGCGACCCTGGCTGATATTGCCGCTGAACGAGGTGAGCGCGTCAAGAATGTGAGCGGGGACTTGAGCGTGGCGATATTGCCCAAAGAGTATTGGGGCATAGCACCGGAGGAAGAAGGCTCGGAGCCCTAGAAAGCGAAAAGACGATGATGCCCTTTACTGAAGATATCACGATCACCCAATGTACCAATATCCTGAAACTCATCACCTTCGAGTACCAAGTACATCTGGAGCATTGCCGCTTGTGCTTACCGGGCGAATGGCTCTGCCCTGACGCGCACCTGCTGATGGGCAACATTAAGCACTGGGTCGAGCGCCTGACGAGGATGCTACCGAAGGAAGGGGGCACGTCATGAACCGCTATGATGATGCACCGCCTGAGATTGAGCCGCCCGTCCCGCTGCCACATGAACATGCGTTCATTATTCAAATAGGAACATGGGCCTATGCTGACAAGAATTCGGTGACGCTGCGCCTATGTACAGCGTGCGGTATGACACACGCTCTTTTCTTTACCAGCAATGCAAACTTCGTGTGGGAAGAAGTCAGAGAGAGGATAGCACTATGATGTATTGTGGCGTCTGTAAGATGCGCCTGAACTTCTTCTCGCCCGATCTGTTCGTCTGCCCCACCGGCCACTACGCGATCAAGGTCACGATGAGCCAGGGAGAACGAACGGCCTACACCTCGCGCTTCGTGCCTGATGCTCCACTGGCCTGGCCTGGCCCCTATAAAGACGGTGCAAGAACACCCGTTCATCCCTGGTATTATGAGGCATTCAAGGACGCGGAGGTGTGGGAGATATGACCGCTACTATCCCGCGTTCAGCCTCGATCACGCGCCCGCAAGAGAAGCGCCCCTACGAACCCTTTGGGGCTGCTCGCCAGATGTGGCGCTCGGCACGGCGTGAGGTACTCAGCGCGGGGCCTGCCGACACCGGCAAATCGCGTGGCGCGTTGGAGAAGTTACACTACTGCGCCTGCAAGTACCCCGGTATGCGGGCGTGTATGGTGCGCAAAACCCGCAAGTCTCTTACCCAAAGCGCGATAGTCACCTATGAGAAGAAGGTGTTACCGCAGGGGCTTTTATCTGAACGGGCGCGGCCCGGACGTATCCACTTTAGCACGCAAGATCAGCAGTATGAATACCCCAATGGCTCTCTGATTGCCGTTTCTGGCCTGGATGACCCTGACCGCCTGAAGTCCTCAGAATGGGATATGCTCTATTTTCAAGAGGCCACCGAGGGCAGCCTGAACGATTGGGAAATGCAGACTCGTGGTCTGCGTAACGGCGTCATGCCCTACCAACAACTCCTGGCCGATGCGAACCCCTCTTACCCGACGCACTGGTTGAAACTACGTTGTGACCGCCTGGCAACCCTCATGCTCCACGCACGCCACGAGGATAACCCCTCGGTTACTCCTGAACGCTTGGCCGTCCTGCAAGCCCTGACGGGGATACGCTACTGGCGACTGTACAAGGGATTGTGGAGAGCTGCTGAAGGGACGGTCTATGAGGAGTGGGAGCCGTCAGTACATATCGTCAGCCGTGAGCAATTGAAAGCCTGGCAAGTCTTCTACACTGATGGCACTTTGAACCGGCAGGTCATTCGCCATATTTACGCCGGGGCCGATTGGGGCTTCACTAACGCTGGTTGTTTGCATATTTATGGTCAGGATAGTGATGGCCGCCTGTATCTGTTGCGTGAAGTCTACCGCACTCAAAGAACGATTGACTGGTGGATTGCTCAGGCTCAGGCATTAGACCAGGAGTTCCACATTGAACGCTTGTTCGCCGACCCATCGCGCCCTGACTATATCACGCAATTCAACGCCGTCGGGCTTCCCTGTGAAGAAGCGACCAATGCTATCGCGCTCGGTATTGGCTTCCTGCGTCAACGTTTACGGATTGCCAGAGATGGACGCGCTCGCTTCTATGTCTATGAATACGCCAACCTTGACCCTGACGAGACACTTGAAGCAGAGCATAAGCCAACGGGGATTGTCATGGAATCTGACATGTATGTGTGGGCTGAACCGAAGGAGGGGAAACCCTATAAGGAGGAGCCGGTCGATAATTGGAACCACGCCCTGGATACGGCCCGCTACGTCGTGGCCTCGCTGGACAAAGAACGCGACACGAGCGACGATGATAGCCACACCCTCGCGGCGCTGCGACGGTATAGGGGGTACTAGTGATGAGTAAACGCGATACACACTTTGCGAACTTTGCGCAATTGCTTGCCCGTGAATTGACACAGGCACATGTCTTCTATGAAACCACTGGTATCGGACAAAAGATCATCGCCCAACGTGCTTATGACTTGGTAAGACATGTGATTTACTGTAATAACATCGATAGCCATTATTGGCCTGGTAAGCCCCTTTATGGAGAGGCATCAGACCTTTACGAGCGAGAGACTACTATAGCTACTGATGACATACCTGATCTAACTGAATGGCATCCAACGAAACAAGGCGAATAGCGAATGGGATTTATCAGCATGGCAGTTCAAGCCGGAATAGCCGCCTACACGGCAGCCCGAAGAGTCTTTGAAGACCCTTCCACAGCGCATAACCAGCAACTCTACCTCAATCAGCAGGCCATGTATAACCTGCTGTGGGCGTACTACAACGGCTCCATGTTCGAGCGTATCGTGGGCGCCTCTAACTCGTGGAACTGGAATGTCTACGCTGGCGGATGGGCCATCTATAAGCAAAACTATAACCTCTACCGTAATATCCGCATGATCTACAATCCGACGCGCCGCCTGGTGGACTTCTACGCGGGGCAGGTCTACCCCGGCGTGCTCTCGGAAGACGGCCTCAACCTGCCTGACGGCGTGGCGCTTGCTATCCCCTTCTCCCACGATACAACCCCGGCGGTTAAGTCAGCAATCGCGCAATTCTGGCAGTGGAGCAACTGGCAGGCAAGAAAATCTGTTCAAGTGAGATACGGCGCGGCCCTTGGGAATGTACTGATTGAAGTCACCGACGATATCGAGCATGGACAGGTGAGCGCCGATATCATCTGGCCGGGCTTCATCACTGACATGGAACTCGACCCGGCGGGCAATGTCAAGAAATACGTCATGCAATATCAAGCGCAAGATGAGACGGGCGGCTATATGTACCGCAAGGAGGTCGATCAGAATGCTTTCCGTTACTTTCGAGATGGTGAACCGTGGGATTATGGCGATGGTAAAAGTACACCTAACCCATATGGGTTTGTCCCTGCGGTGTGGATCAAACATATCGACGTTGGCGGGCGCTATGGTTCTCCCGCAATGGCAGGCTCATTCGCTAAAATCGACGAGCTTAATAACCTCGCCAGTCAAGTCCATGACCATATCCACAAATCAGTTGGCGCGCCCTTCATCTTCTGGACAAGTGGGCGCATCTCCAAACTCGACGAAGTGACCAAGCGGCCTGCTACCGGCATTCAGGAGACGGGCGCGGAGACGGACCAGGAGACGCTTTTGTACCTCAAAGGACCGCAAGATGGGCGTGTGGAATCACTCTCGGGCACACTCTCCCTAGCCGACGCGGGTGCGCGTATGGACAAACTGTATGCAGAACTTGAACAGGACCATCCCGAACTGACGTTCTACCGCGAACTGCGGGCCATGAGCCAGGTCACCGGCCCGGCAGCTTCCCGGCTGGTGGGCGATGTCAACTCGCGGTTTGCAGAAGTGGCGGCGGGCTATGATACGGCCAATATCAAACTCTTCCAGATGGCATTGGCCATCGGTGGTTTCCGGGCCAATAGTGGCGCGTGGGGGCCGCTCAATAGCCAGCAAAAGAAGTTCACGCCCTTCAACCTTGCCTCCTACGAACGGGGCGACCTCGATATTGCCATCATGCCGCGTGAACTGCTGCGTGCCACCCGTATGGAGATTGGACTGGAGAATGAGGCCATGTGGCGCGGTGTCTACTTCGGTCACCAGGCAGGCGTGCCTCCTGAGTTCGTGCTTCGGGAGGCGGGCTGGACAGAGGACAAGATACAGGCGCTCACTGATGCTATTCTGGTGACACCGTTCAAGGGGCAAGAACTGACAGGCCAGCCCGCGCCGCAGCCGTTACCCGCTGCAGGAGGGGCTGCACCTGGACTCCCGGCCTTACCACCGGGGATTGCGAAATAAGAAAGGAGCGATAAGAACATATGACTAAACAACTACCGCCACGTCACCCGCACACCGGCCAATTCGTGAGGAAGGATGCGGGCAAAGTGAACAAAGCCTCGACAAACACGCGCAAGCCAGCACAGGTTACGAGTAAAGGCAAGCCAGCCGCGAAGGAGGGCAAGTAGTGGTAAAAGTGATACCCGCCGGAGGACTTAACCGCGAGATGAGCCGCCAGCAAGGCAAGTCGGCCAACATCCGTGGGCAGTACGCCGTCAATAGCGGAGCGGCTGCACCCAAGGGCGTGAATACCAAAGTGCGCCAGGTTCAAGCCACGCGAGGCAAACTCGGACAGCACAACGCACGTATCAAGAAAGGCACGACATGAACCCCTTTGAGCGTTTCCCCGTTACCTCGATAGGCGGGGTGAACGCACTGAAAGCGGCACTTGATTTTATCGCGGCAATGAAGGAGTTAGAACATATGAATATCAACGCGACCTATAAGCGGGCTGTACGTATCATCGGCAAGCCTGGACTACCCCACGGCAAAGCGATCATTATCTATGATGCGCTGACTGAGGAGCAAATCATGAATGTTGAGTCGGCAAGTATTCACCTGGATGCAACGGGAGTGAGTACCGTTGTTCTGGGATATTATGCAACCAATGAGCAGGGCGCAATTATGACTGATGCACAGAAAGAACCAATCCAGGGGAGAACGGCGATCATTCGTGAGAAGCACGAAATTGATGTCACCGCCTTTGAGGTATAGTTGTGACAATATGCGATAGGCAAGGCTGCGAGCAGGAAACGCAAGCAACGATTACTTTGAGTGGAACTGCTAACGCAGAGGGTCCAGACGACAAGACGTATTATCTCTGCTTACAGCACTATCATGACGCGGTACACGTTATCAAAACGCTGCAATTGCTTATCAATCTCCCTATAGAGACACATGAAACGATAAATGAGTCTATAGAGCGTAACTGAGATGAAAGCCAGCACATTGCTACTTGACATAATATAGGAAAGGTAGGTATCAGGTGAGGGTGGATTCAAGCATCTTATACCAATCGTCTAGATCGAGGAGACGCCTTCGTGAATGTTTAAGAGGCTGAGGACTAGGGTCATGTACATAGCGAATAGGAGTTCCAGTTATAGGAATAAAATCAGTAACGTGTTTCCACGTTCTACCGTTTTTAATAGATTTGATAGTATATTTACTTACATTGAATGCTTCTGCAATCACAGGGCAAGAGTCACCACGGGACAGCCTTGCTTTAATCATACGTACCTCATCGCCTGTTAACTTTGCTACTTCTGGACGAGGTACGCCTAAGCGACTTCCAGCATGTGAGCAGAGATTAAAACCTGTCTCCCTTTGGGCAGCATGATAGTAGTCAATCCATTTTTGTTCAAGGAGAATGAGTTGAGAAGGGTCGGTTACCTCTTCAAGAACAATCCATGTAAATGCTTCAGTACCGTACTTGTTCCATGCATTTTGCAGGTACTCATTACAATGAGCGTTGTGGATAAGAAAATAATGATGTTCATACCATCGTCTTGTGATATCAATGGCACTTCCAATGTAGATACGGGATGTAGCGGTATGAATGATTCCATAAACTCCTGCTCTTCTTGGTACAGGAGCATGTGGTATAGTTTCCATTGTCTGAACCTCCAATTCAGGCCACGCTCTCGGATGTTTCCAGCATCGCGGGAGCATCATTCTGCTTTATTATACTATTCTTTTTGTCCTTCGAAAGAGGGACAGTCTACTTGACATAACTTGACTTTAGAGAAGAAAGGATGTATGCTTCTTATGACAACTAATCCAAACAACCCTCTTGTTCCGCCGGGGCAGACGCCCTCAGGAGGAACAGACCCACCGGGGCAGACGCCCCCAACGATGCCGCCAGGTCAGACACCAGGGCAGCCACCGAACCAAAGAACGCCGTTTGACCAGTTGCCCCCTGACATTCAGGACTACATTAAGACGCTACGCCACGAAGCCAAGACGACTCGTGAGCAGTTAGAAGCAGAGGCCAGGGCCAAACAGCAAGCCGAAGATCAGCGCAAGAAAGAGCAAGGCCAATGGGAAGACCTCGCTAAGAAGCACGAAGCGCGTGTACAGGAGTTAGAACCGATTGCTGCCCGTTACAGCACGCTCGCCAGTCTCGTCTCCACCCAAATTGAGGAGGAAGTCAAGAACTGGCCTGCTGAAGTCAAGACGTTTGATCCAGGGGCAGACGCCCCGATTGAGCAGAGGCTTGACTGGCGCAACAAATCGCGCCCGCTTATCGAGAAACTCCAATTACAGGCGCAAGGTCAGCTTCCCGGCAACCGTCCGAACCCGCCGCCGCAAGGCGGTCGCTCCTTCGAGGAACGGGTGAACGCCAACATGGCCGAACTCAGGAAACAGCGCACCTACGGCATCTAACAACACACAAACTTTGAGTATCCCGCGCTCTACCGGTCAAGCGATGTAGCGAGCGTATTCCTTTACTATCCTTGTACGCCCGTTCCGCGTTTTGCCGGTAGTGCCCGTGATGATTGGAAGGTGTATCATCGCAGAAATCGCTAAGGCGGGCACGCCCTCGCTCGCCATCGTCGGCCCCATGCCCGGCGCTTGCAAACTCCCGCCGCTTATTGCAGGCGAAAACATCGCCGCCGGGGATGCCTGCTACATCAACTCGGCAGGTACCGTCTTTCGCTCCAACGGCGCGGCTGTGGCTGCCGCCGCCAAAGTCAACGGCTTCGCGGTCATCAAAGCTAACACCGGGGAGCCCATTACCCTCATGCATAACGTGGTCATCAACTACGCCACAGGCCTCACCCCCGGCGTCTTCTACTTCCTCTCCGGCACCGTCCTGGGAGGGCTCGCTGATGCTGCCAGTACAGGCGGTACGGCAGCCGTCGCTTTTGCCATTGATGCGACCCGCATCTTTGTCATGTTAAGTCGGTATTAAGGGAGGATAAGCACACGCTATGACCTACGGAACATTACAAACCCTTGATACCTTAGCATCACTCCGGGCAGCTACCGGAGTGGTTGCAGACATCGGTGAGGACGTGGCCTTTGAGTCGATTGCCGCTGCCTTAAAGGCGCACAACCAACTACTACAAGAATCCCTGACCGGTTTTGTTGATCAGACCACCGACCGATTGAGGCGGTACGGTGGTCCTGATCAAATGGTCATGGAAGAGTTGGACGAGTACGGCACGGCCTCCACGCAGAAGATCGCGGCAGGCGCCACCCTTGGTTTCCCGCTGCGTTTCTTCGGCGGCGGCCTCCAATGGACGCGCCTGTTTTTCCAGAACGCGACGGGCGCGGAACTAGCGGCGCAAGTGGATGCTATGATGGACGCCGACATCAAGAACATGCACAAGCAGTTGAAGCTCGCCTTGTTCACACCCACCAACTCAACTTTTGAGGACAGGCGCGTCGATCACGTTAACCTACCCATGAAGGCGCTGGTGAACGCGGATAGCGCTCCTATCCCCATCGCGCCGGACGGCACGACCTTTAACGCGGCGACGCATACCCACTACCTGGGGGCCTCGATTGCCTGGACAGGTGCACCCACCGCTGCCTCTACTGGCGCGGATCTCGCAGCCATCAATCAGACGATCATCGAGCACTTCCTAGCAGGTTCTATCCAGATGTTGTGTAACCCGGCGCAAGAGACGCTCATCCGCGCCGCGACCGGCTTCTTCCCGTACTACGATGCTCGCTTGACTCCTTCAGTCAACCAGACGAATGCTATGGCCGATTTGGATGTCATGAATATCACGAACCGCGCTATTGGCATCTTTGGTGCATCGGAAGTGTGGATCAAACCATGGATACCCCCCGGCTACGTTGTCGGTGTCCTGGTTGGTTCTCCTCAGAAGGCGCTCGTGATGCGAACCCGAAACGCTGGAAGTGGCAACCTGGAACTACTGTTCGATAACGAGGTCTTCCCGCTGCGTTCGCGCTCCTATGGGCGTGAGTTCGGCTTCGGCGTGTGGAACCGTGTCGCAGCGGCTGTGCTGTACACTGGCGCAACGTCCTATAGCGCACCGGCAACTTCTGTCCTGTAGTTCTTACCGAGCGGGTAGGCGAGTGGATACCCGCTCACTCTTGAAAGAGGCGTAACTTATGGCGCATAAAGAGAACCTGGCCGTCGTGAAGACGGCTATCAAGAAGGGAGGCAAAGTTGGCAGATAGTAAGAATGCTCCTGAGCACGCAACCAAGCCACCTGAGCAACCCAAACAATCTGAAGAGATACAGCGCATGACCATTATCGAACAGCCAGCGGTGCCACCCATGCACGCCCGTCGTCTTGATGAAGTACCGTGGGAAGGCGGAGGCGGGCGCTTCCTGGTCAATGGCGTCTTGGTCGATCACGAGGGACGCCCCTTAAACAAGGACGGCAGCTTGAAGAAGGATACGGCATGATTGAAAGTCAGCAGAAGTTTCTTACTGACTTAGAGTATGTCATGAGTACAGCAGGCGCGGATTTTGCTGCATGGGTGTATAGCTGTGCATCACAACTAAGCGACGTCACGGAATACTCTTTACACCGTGATAAGGCTGCGCCTGGGTCACAATCAAGCTATGCCGACCAGATGACCGCTACCCTGACTTGTGGAGAGAAGACCTTTACCCAGGTCTTTGTCAAACGGGAACAGAAACCTGGGGGCTGGTTACTCAAGGAGGATGCATGAGCGCGGGCGACCTGACACAAGCGCAGCGCGATAAACTCCCTGCCTCTGCCTTTTGCGGGCGCGGGCGTTCCTTCCCGGTCTTGTCCCAGGCGGATATCCGTCCGGCCATCTCCTCGATGGGGCGCGCCGCCGATGATGCCGAACGGGCGCAAATCAAGGCGTGCATCATTCGCAAGGCTAAACAGTTCGGTTGGACGGGGAGTCTGCCTGATGACTGGAAGAGTTGAGGGAAAGTATGGGTGAGCGGCTAACACACATCACAGTGATTACTGACATGCGCAAACTTACAGCGTATAAACCTGGAGATGTGGGTAAACCCTGGTCACATCCTGATTGTATGTGGCATATCGCATGTCCTCAGTGTGGAAGATGGTCTGAACTGGCACACAATTGTACTGTGAATGATGACAATACGTTAACCTTCTCACCGTCTTTGGTGTGCCCACATGAGGATTGCAAGGCTCACTACTCTGTCGAACAAAATAAGATCAGGTGGTGTTAGATGAACCGCGCCGATGCCCTGGCCTACCTGCAAAATGAGTTCTTAGAACTGGCGACCGAAGCGAGTTTGGACAGTTCCGTGCAGTTGCTTGCCTATAAAACGGCCATCGACCAGGCGTTACGCGGCCTGGACGTGCCGGAGAGTCAACTGGGCGCGCCCGTTATCGCGGATAGCGACGTGCCCGGTTTCCTGGCGCTCCTCGACTACTACGCGCTGACCCGCTTTGCCCGCGCCTTCTCGATCCGCACCAACGTCGCGGTGGGCGGCTCGCTCTCGGTCTCACAATCACAAGGCTTCCAGCAGGTACAGGCGCTCTTGATACGCGCTGAGAAGAGACTAGACGGGCTCGGCCTCTCACCGACCGAACAGATGACGATGGGCCGCTTCACGCTCGACTTCTTAGAGCCCACACCGGGGGAGGTCTAAGCCATGCCGCAGATCCAGACGGCCACGCTCACCCGGATAGCGAACTGGTTCACGCTCAAGATGCTTACCGATACGTGTGACATCTTGCGTTTGAACCGCGTGCAAGTGCCGTCAGGCGGGTATACGGAGACCTACCCCAAGCACAACACAGACCCGGTACCCTGCCTGGTGACGAGCGCGGGTGTACCGCAAGAACTGCTGACCGCCGGGCAAGAGGTGGGCTTTGTGCCCAAGATCATCGTTTTGCCAGCAGGAACGGATGTTCTTGGGTCGGACCGTATCAAGGTCGGGGTATTGACCTATCACGTCATTGACCTGTTTGAACCGAGTACCGATGAAGTAGTACGAAGAGTGCTGGCCCGTCGCTCGTCACTAGCGGGTTAAGGAGGAAGTATGGCACAAATTGCTGATTTGCATGCGCATATCACATGGGACTCAGAACCAACGGAAGGGGCGAAGAACCTGGTCCGGGCTGAAGTCCATAAGGTGCTGCAAGAGACGTTTCAAGAGCCTTCCTGGTTCACGGAACTGATACAGGCAGAGGTGCGCAAGGCACTGCAAGAAAAGGTGATGCCGTCACGCATGCAGATAGGGAGTCGCAACTAATGGCAGGGTTTTCCATGAGCATGACCGGGCTCCTTGAAACCATCGGGCGCTTTGTCGTCATGCAAGCCGAGGTTATCCCCGGCTCGACGGCAGCCGTCGAAGGAGCGCTTCAGGATGCCTATGATGCATCAGTGCCTATGATCCCGGTGCTGACTGGCTACATGCTCTCACGCCAGCAGACGCGCATGGTCGGCGGGGGCGTCGAGCCGACGGGTGAACTCTTCAATGACGCCCCCTACGCCAGGTGGCCGTGTTTTGGTCATCACACCCGTTCAGGCTCCTGGGTCGCGCCACAGGATTTCATGACTGGACCTATCGAGATCGGGCGGCAATCGCTCATGCGCCGCATGGAAGAAATCAGGTTGGTGTAGCGATGGTAACACGTCCGGTCTACATGCTTGAACTGCAAATCGCGGCCCGCGCTAAGCTTATCGGGGACACGACGCTCTCAGCCATCATCACCGGCGTGTTTGACATCGCACCGGAAGGGCAGGTAACGCCCTACATTACCTTTGGGCAGCACGTGGACGGGGCCATGCAGACCTTTGGGCATGTTAATAGTGAGGCATTGTTCCTGCTGGACATCTTTAGCCAGGCGGGCAGCGACGATGAGTGCTATAGCATTCTGGCGGAAGTCAGGCGGCTCTTGCAGACGACGCCGACTAATCCACCATTGACGCTCGCTGACTACGGGCAGGTCTATCTAATGTATGAGTGGAGTACCATCCTCCACGAGACGGCCTATCAAATCCGGCACATGCCGGTACGCTTCCGCACGAAAGCGGTTGAACTGTAAAGGAGAAACGATATGGCGACACCGCTTGCAGGCATAGGCGGGCTCATCAAGGAGGCCACCGTCACCATCGGGGCCATGAATACGTGGAGCGTCACCCCAAAGGCATCGACGAAAGACACGACGACCTTCCAGGCGACGGGTTCCTGGGGTACCAAGAACACCACCATTAAAGAGTGGACGGCTAAGTGCGACGGCTTCCTCGATGCTACCGACGCGGGGCAAGTCGCACTCATCAACGGGATCGGCAATACCTTCGCCCTGGAAATGGATATCGACGCGGCGGCTACCCACAAGTGGACAGGGAGCGCCATCCTGACCAGTTTCGACGCCAAGAGTGACGCCAAGGACATGAACCTCATCACCTTTTCCTTCGATGGGACGGGCGTCCTGACGTTTGCTTAGTCGCTAAGAAGGGCAGGTACGTCCTATGGGTATCCTGGCAGGGGTCAATGCTGATGTGTGGGTAGCCGCTACGCCGTCGCTCAATACCACCAATGAGAGCGCGACTGATAGCGGCGATCACATCACCTACACCATGAGCGTCCATCGCGCCTGGGACTTCCAGCAGCCCCTCGTCGTGCAAAACTCGCCCAACGGCACGACCGGGTGGGTGACGGTCACCGACTACGTATTTCAGTATGCCTCCGGCGTCATCGTCTTCAACACGGCGCGGGTGGTCTCCACCAATAACTTCGTGCGGGTGTCGTCAGGCTACTACTTTAACCTGACGCAGCTGGACGGAGCGACCGGCTGGTCATTTACCCCCAAAGCTTCCACTAAGGACACGACGCAGTTTCAAGCGACGGGCGCCTGGGGGCAAAAGACGACGACGATCAAGGAAGCAACGGGCAAGATCGACACGCTACGCACTGACGGGCGCATCTTCGTGGAGTTGGGCAACATCGTGGCGTTGCAACTGTTCATGGATAAAACCAACAATATGCGCTTCGATGTCCTGGGCATCGTCACCGGCGCAGAAACCAAGGCCGATGCCAAAGATGTTGAGGATAAGGTGATGACCTTCGATTGCTACGGCGTGCCCTACTTCC